GAAGGGCTTGGGTTGTCGTTTTAGCCGGGTATTGCGCGCCGGATGCCGGTTGCGGGTGCGCGAGGGTTGCGGGTGGATGGGGTTGTATGGTTGGGGCGGGTTGGTTTTGGTCAGGGTCATTTTGGTTTTCCTTTAGGTTTGGTAATGTTTGAGGGCTTGCGCGCATGATGCTTGTGGTGTATCACGCGCGCGCGTTCATTTATATATAGCGTTACAGCTCACCGAAGTAGTACACCTCGCCCGTTTCGGGGTCGGTGTAGATATGCGTCGCATTTTCCGTTGCGGCTTCTTCCAGCGCGTCGCGTACATCTTGCGCGTAGGTGTCGCCGTCGAAACCATCGGCGGTGTAATAGTCGCAAGGGTCAGGGCAGTCGCCCGCATGGTCGCGCTGAAACTCTTGCGGAGTAGTGCTGTTCAGATCGCAGCAGACACCGATGACGTCAAGGACGCAAGTGGTGGATGGGTCGGCGTCGAGGCAGCCGAGTAGCGCCTGCCAAAAATCGAGGTCGGCAGGCAGGCCGGTGGCGCGGTCATAGTCGCGGAATTCGTCGCGTAGTTGGGAAGCAGTAGCTATTTGTTGGGCGTAGATGGTCATGGTGTTTTTCCTTTAGTCTGATTGGTAAGGGATTTGCCCCGGAATAATCCGGGGCGCTTGTGTGGATGGGTTGAGGGTTATATCCGGTATGTATGCAGCCCGCCGTAACAGTCCACGGCGTGGACAATTTCGTCTGCGATGTCTGCATGGTCGCTAACCATGAGCAGGCAGTAGCCGGGGTGGCGTGGATGGCGGGCCAGGCGGATGCTGTACTCGCATTCGGGCGCGTGGTTTGAGGTGGGGCGCCACTCGTCTGCGGCGATGGCAATGTAGTCGCCGCACTCGCAGACGGCTTGCATGACGGCGCGCAGTTGGTCGGCGGTGGCGCCGCTATCCAGTCGGTTTGCAGGGATGATGTTCATGGTGTTTTTTCCTCTTTGTGTTTGGGCTAGACTTGTTGGGGGGTGTTACTCGCCGTCACGGATGGCTGCGTCAACGAGGGCTTGCCAGTCGTATTCCTCAAGCCATGACTGCACCGCCTCGTAGTGGCAGTCTTCCAGGGCGTACAACGCTTCGCTTTCGGACAGCAGCGGCAAGTCTTGCGGGGTTAGCGTCATCGGGATGCCTGCCGTGCCACGGGCGAGGGCGTCCGCAAGTGCGTCGTTTCCCGTGTCGATGGCAAGGGCAATGGTGGCCAGCACCATTGCCGCCTGATTGCACGCGACGGGGTCGCGGGCGGTGTCTGTTATCCAGCAGTCTGCCGTGGCGTCGGCAGGCGCGAGGTCGATGGTGATGATTAGGTCGTCGCTATCGGCAGGTACCCGCCAACTTGTGGCGGATGTGTCGCACAGGGGGTCGCCGATGCCGTCTGTTGCAACTGCACGGGCGACGACGCGGGCGTAGTCCGTGCGCAAGCGGGCGGTGATAATGGCGTGGTCTATGGCACCGTCGGCGAGGGCGCCGCCGTCTATGAGGTCTTCAACGGTGGCGGCGATGAGCGCTTCGGCACGCGGATGGCGCGCCGGGTCTGGCAGGGAAAGAGTGAGGCTGCGGGCGGTCATTCTGCACCCCCTTCTGCGAGTGCGATAGCAACCATTGCGGCAACAGCGCCACGTATGGCGTTGTCCGCGTCGTCGCGACGGCGATGCGGCAGGTTGACTAACCGGTCGCGCAAGGCACGCACGGCGTCCACCGCGCATTCCCGCGCGGCGAACTGGTCGCCGTGGTATTTGTCGCCAGCGTAGGCGCAAACCACGGCCAGGGTTTCCAGCGGCAGGCGGCACAGTTCAAGCCATGCCGCGTCATAGGCGCGGCTGGCTAGCAGGGTGGCGTCTTGCGCGTCGGCGGCGGTAAGGTCGGCAACGCGCCAGCGAGTGCCGCTGGTGAGGTCGTCCGCAAGGTCGCGCGCGGCGTCTGCAATGTGGCTGGCAATATCGCTTGCCAGCAGGTCATGTGGACGCGGCAGGCGGTCAAGGTACGCGGGGTTAACCCCGGCTTGGATAGCGTCAAGGGTGGCGATAGTTTTTGCGTTCATGGTTTTATCCTTTGCCCCGATTGGGGGCGGTTAGTTAGACTTATGGGGGTTGATGCGTAGCGGCTCGCAGATTGTATCCGCTCGCCCTCTCAGCATCTGCCAGCGTCCGTAGTGGCAGGCGCTAGCAGATGCAGCCTCATGGATTAAGAGGCTGCATCGTTGGAAGTATTATTTTTTACCGATAACCAGCACGCTGCCGGGGCGTGCCGTAACGTCCAGTTTTCGCGCCGTTAGTAGCACTAACCGCACCAAGTGATATTTTAAGCCGTCGTCTTTGTTGGCAGCCCTGGCGATATTTACAGCGGCTTCCGCAGTCTCTTTATTTTTAACCGTTGCTACTTCTTCGCCTCACGGCGTTTCGCAGCGATGACTATTTCAGCAGGTACATATTCCGCTTTCAATCGCTTTCCGCGTGCCGGTACGTTTCGTTTTGTGTCCTGGCCAGCATCCGCGTCATGTAGTGGTCCATGCGTTATCATCTACGCACGGCTACATACTTTACCGTTTCCCGTTTGAGGGGTGTCAATCCTCGCACTTGTTACGTTTTACCCTATTGTTAAAGACCGCATAACGGATTATGTGTTATGCAACGTATACATGTGGCGACGTCTCGCTTGTGCATATTGTTTAGGTGTTTGCACTTGCCCTGCGCAGATTGTTGTGGTATTAGCGCTTGCCTTATCTATGTGGCGCATTATGGCGCTGCTTGTTATGTGTGTCAATAGTTTGTTGCGTTTGGCTTGTTACCTCTCTCGTTGCTGCGATGGTGCGTACTATACACCGATTGGCTAGATTTGCAAGCCTTTTTTGTTATGGATTGCGTATAGATGTTCGCGCGCGTAGATGATAGTTAGGGTTAATGCAACACTTTTTAAGTTTTGGACAAGATGATTTTTGTAAGCGTAGGATTTTTAACGGAAAATCGGCGTTTTTGAAATGTTGCCAAATGTTGCACCGGGGCATTTTTTGGACATGATTTTTTGCAGGTATTTGATTTTGTTGGTAAAATTTGAGAGTTTGAAAAATTCTGAAAAAATAATTTTTGCGGGGTATTTGAGGGCGGCAGGGGTAGGGCGGTGTTGATTGCAGCGGGTAGGGCGCGCGCCAGCGCCACCATTTACATACACTTTTGCGGGATAGTGTATGTATATTTTTTTTTTTTTTTTTTATATATATAAGCCCCTTTTTCCTCTTCCGTTTCACCCTGCAAAAACAGGCACTTACGTTTTAACTTGTCCTGATGTAACATTTGGCAACATTTTTCAACCCCTTAAAAACCCTTATGTATCAAGCGCTTAAAAAATCCATCTTGTCCAATTTTCATTTTTTGTTGCATTTTGCCCTAACCAACGTTTGCAACGTTTATCCATCATATATATTCGCAACGTTTTTCCGTTATTTATCCATAACATACGCGATGTTTGTGTGTCGCACCGTCAATAATATACACTGCGACTTATAATAACGGTTTAGCGCTATTTTCGCATCGTAGTTTTATCACGTTGTGTTTGCATCGTTTTTCCGTCGCACCTTCAACAATATACACCGCGGCTTATAATAACGATTTAGCGCTATTATTGTAACAGGATTATGTTATGTATCATTTGTAACAGTCATGTGTAGCAGGCGATACTAAGCAGGGGTTACTTTATCTTTCCGTGGCTTTATCGCTTTGAGGCTTTATCGTGGTGTGATTGTATGTGTGGCAGACGTTCAGCGCGGGCGACTATCATCTTGGGTGAGCGAGCGGGCAACGCGGGCATCGGGGGCGGGGGGACAATGGACAGCGCGTGTGTGAGGGGCGGGGGGAGATATATATGGTTCTACACACCCGATATACCCATTGCAAATTTTGGTCTATTCGTGGAACATATCCCATAAAGTTCCACATCACCACTACCACCTCCAAACATTCGTGAAACATCCCGTTATCGTTTCACGTACCCGATATACCCCTACCACAAATTCCCAAAGTCGTGAAACATCTACCCCAAACGTTCCACACCCCTCCCCCTGCAGACCATCGCACCCGATATACCCATGTGCCCACACCGGCTACGCGTGGAACATATCCCGTTATCGTTTCATGCACTCGTTGCACATCCACCAGCAATATGTCGTTTGCCGCGCCGTGGCTGGTGCGGACAACCGCTCATCCCTGCATCCGGCCTGCCCCAAACAAAAAGGGCGCTTGATGCGCCCCATGTTCATTCCTCGTTTGGCTGCTTTTTCCGTCCCCGCAAAAGCTCCAGTGCTGCCTGTAGCGTCTCCACAGCCTTCTCAAGTGCGGCAACGCGACCTTCCAGACCGTCTCCTTCCGAAACGTCCTTTTCTGCCACATACGCATCGTTAAAGGCGCTTGCGGTCATGACCCGTGCAGTCCCATGCTCGAAGACGATGGCATCGCCCAAGCCAAGCGTGCCGCTACTGCTACCAAGTGTCACCCGGACTCGCGGTGCAGTGCCTGCACCTCCTGCAACCTTGAGCGCCTGCCCGCCAGCTGCAACCACCTCTGCCTCAAGTGCCGCGAAGTTGTCGGTTGCCTCATCCACCTCGCCTTCCACGGCGATGTACTGGAACGCGGGTACCGGTTTCTCGTATAGATAAACTTTCATGTGTCCTCCAAAAGACAATTAAACCAAAGCCTCCCCCGCATGGTGCGAAAAAGGCTTTTGCATTCTAACAGTTATACATCCGCCCACCAACCTTCCCCGCCCCGTACCCCGTAGCTATAATCCTCCCCGCCAGTTGCAGGTGCAGCCAACCTCCCCACGGAGACAAGGCTGCGTCCCGTACCGCCTGCAGCTGGTGTTCCCAAACATTTCTTCTTATAATTCCCGTACTTCCAGCCATATAGCCAAAGTACGGGAATTTTTTTATGTCCGCCCAAACACTCTCCGATGCAATCAACCTGACCAGAGCGGCACTCGCCAGCCTGCGTGCAGGCAACACCCCTTCCCCACCTCCCCACGCGTCCACCCCGCCCGGCTCGCCTCCCCCCTCCCCCACGACGTTCACACCCGCGCAAAGGGCGGAAGTTGCAGACCCCTCCCTGTGGGAGGTGCTGGCTGCCGACCTTGCGCTTAACCTCTACCCGGATGAGTACGTTGCAGAACGCTACAAGCTCACCCTACCGACCCTTGCAGCCACAAGGGCCAACCCGTTTTTCGCCCGGATTCTTGTAGCCAAACAGGAAGAAGTCGCTCGCCTGCGGGAAGAACAGCAGGATGCGGAGTTTGTCCTCAAGCAGCGCTACATAGTCGCCAAAGCGACTGGCGAGATGCTTCGCCGCCTGACCTCCGGCGAGGCGTCCGACAAGGATTTTAATGCCCTGTTTCGCACAGCGGTTCACTACGCCAAGTTGGAACCGCCCACGCCTGATGCGGTTCTGCGCGCGCAAACAGCCGCCGAGTTGCAGGCCAACCAGTTGCAGGTGCAAGCCCAACAGACACAAATCGCGATAGGCACTGCCTCCGGCGGCGCCACGCAGGTAGTCTTCAACATCGCGGGCGTGCCGGGGCTGACCCATCTGTCCACTCCCGTCTCCTCTGCCGACCCCATCCCACCCATCGACCTCCCTCCTGCCGACCCCGAAGAACCCGACGATGACGACCTATAAAGCCTACCCCACGCTCGCCCGCCTGCACGCCGACTACCACAAACATTTCAACCGCTTCGTCGCGGGTCCCCCGGGAAGCGGCAAGTCGGTCGGCTGCTGTATCGAGCTGCTGTCCATCGCCCTGCGGCAGGAACCCACACCGGAAGGCATCCGCCCGACCAAGTTCGGGATTATCCGCTCAACCTACGGCGAGCTGGAGCGGACGACGTTAGAGACGCTGCGCCAGTGGCTGCCACCGCAGTACACGAGAATCACCCGCAGCAAGCCGATTGTTGTACATACCCGCCTGCCGTTGCCGGACAATACCATCGCCGACATCCGTTTTGAACTGATTGCAATCGAATCACCCTTTGACCTCGGCAAGCTGGACTCCTACGAGGCGACCGCCATATGGCTGAACGAAATGACCGGCCTGCCTGCGGAAGTCGTGGGCAAGGCGGGCGAACGGGTAGGTCGCTATCCGCCTGCCAATATGTGGAACGACGGCGCTTCCCACATCACCAGCTACTGTGTGATTGGCGACTACAACTACCCGCCCAAAGACCACTGGCTGGTGCCGTACCTGCATGAAGGTGTCCTCCCGCCCAATACCATGCTCTACGAACAGCCAGCCGCTCTGCTGGAACATATAGACCCCGAAGATGGCACTACGACCTACACCATCAACCCCGATGCGGAAAACCTGACAAACCTCGACAACGGGCAGAAATATCTGAATGACCTTGCAACCTACCAGCGCATGGGACAGTGGGACACCATTCAGACCCGTCTGTTGTGCAGGTATGGGCGGGCAGGGGGCGACGGCAAGGCAGTCATCACCAGCTTCGCGCCCGACTTTCATGTCGCCCACGAGCCGCTCTCGCCCGCCCGCCTGACCGACTGTCTCGTCTCCATCGACACCTCCGGCATCCATCCATGTGCGCTCATTTGGCAGTACGCCCGCTCGAAATGGCACATTGCCGACGGGATGTATGGCGAGGAAATGGGCTTTGAGGAGTTTCTTGACGACGTGCTGATTCCGACCCTAACCACCCGCTACCCCGCCTGCGACGTGCTGTGCGTCTGTGACCCGGCCAACGCACGTGACGCCCGGACCGCCATCACGCCCATCGACCTCATCATCGAGCGCGGCTACGAGGCGGTGCCTGCGCCAACCAACCGCTTCCGTGAGCGGGTGCAGGCGTGCGAGATACTGCTCAACCGGCGCGAGAAAGGCTCGCTTCTCATCAGCCCGGACATGACGCTGCTCATCGATGCGCTTGACGGTGCGTACCAGTACAGGAAGCTGAAAACGGCAGGCATCGGCACGGTGTATTCGGGACAGCCGGACAAGAACAAGTACAGTCACTGGGCTGATGCGTTCCAGTACGGTGCGCTGCATATCACCACAACAACCGTCAGCGATGATATGCTCTCCCGTGCGCGGGCAATTGCAGCCAACAGTTTCCATCGTGCCACGCGGTAGCCCCGCATAGCCCCGCATAGCCACGCATAGACCAAAATAAAAGGACACCCACTCATGGCAAAGATAATCAACGAAGCCGAAAATGCCGATACAACCCTCGTTGCAACCCGTGTCGAACACAAGTTGGAGCCGAAAACGGCGCTTGCCCGTGAGGTCATGCGCCAGTTCCGTGCGGCTCAGCTTGCGAAGAAAGCCCAACGCTGCGGCGAGTATTCGCTGGAGGAGTTGCTGAAAGCCTGCTACGACGCTCGCGACGCCCGCCCCTCGTGCGATGAACTCGCCCTGCGCGAGAAGTATCCGCCGTGGGCGGCGATGCCCGTCAGCCTCGTCTCGTTCAAGACGAACATCCTCGTCAGCCTCGTGCGGGAAACACTCACGGACGTCGCCCGTGCGCCGTTCATCGTCGAGCCGACCCCCGACCCCGACCTGCCCGAAGACGAGAAGCGCCGCATCGTCCAGGAGGTGTTGCAGGAAGTGCTGGCGCAAGCCGAGGCAGTTGCAGTTGAGCAGCAAGCCTTTGCCGCAGGTGCAGCCTCCGCCGGTTCCTCCCTTGCCGATGCGCTTGCCTCGCCCGACCTCCCGACCATCGACCCGGATGCCATCCTTGCGTTGATGAAAACCAAAAAGCGCGAGTTGTTGGATGCGACCAAAGCTCATGCTGCCGCGCAGGCCAAGAAGCTGGAAACAGTCCTTTACGACAAGACGACCGAGGGCGGTTATCGCCGTGCGGTGTTGGAGTTTACCGATGACTTCGCTACTTATCCTTTTGCCTGTATGCACGGGCCGTTTCCGACTATCCGCGAGGAAGCGGTGTGGAAGACCAACAAGTTTGCCTCCGAGAAGCGTGTAGTGTGGGCGTTCGAGCGTGTCAGTCCCTTCGACCTGTACTGGACGTCAGACAGTACCAGTACGCAGGATGGTACAGCCGTTTTCATCCGCAAGAAGGTTGGCTACGATTATCTGTACGATTGCCGACGGCTCGTGAAAGAAGACCCCGACTGTGGTTATATCCGCTCCACCCTCGACGAACTCATCGAGGATACCCACGAGGGTTACATCCCGCGCGAGTGGATAGACTTCTTCAGTCAGAACCCGGAAACGCGCACACCGATGCTGGCGTGGCACCGGGGCGAGAGTGCGGAGATTCTGATTCGCTACGGGCGTTTCAGCGGCTACGACCTGAAGGAAATCGGCTTTGCTGACATTGAGGACGACCGCCTCTACGAGACCAAGATTATCCTCTGTGGCGGGCAGGTGATTTTCTGTCAGATTAACAACAATCCCGGGCAGTACCGTCGCCCGGTGTTCACTGCGTCTTTCGAGAGCCGCAACAACTCCATCGTCGGTTGCGGATTGGGACAGAAGCTGCTGCCGCTTGAGCGGGCGTACAAGGCTTGTATCAACCTCGCCATGTACAACTTGTCGCTTTCCAGCGAGCCGGTGACGGAGGTGGAAGTAACGCGGATACTAAAATATATGCCGGAGGAGTGGACCAACAACCCGGTTATCGCGCCGGGAATGGTGGTAACTGCCGACGGAGACCGGATGGGCAACGGTTCACGCGCCATTAAGTTCACACAGGTGCCAGCCATCACCGATGCCGCCTTGCGCATGGCGACCTACATTTTCGAGCAGGCGCACGTCATTAGCAACATTCCTGCCGCCCTGCACGGTCAGCCGGTCGGCAGCGGTGCCAACCGTACCGTGCGCGGGTTGCTGACGCTTCAGGGTAACACGCTGAAGCCGATACAGTCGGCGCTGATGAATCTTGACCTCGGCGTCATCGAGCCGATGGTGTCGCTCCTGTACATGATGCTGGTTATGTACGACGATGATTTTACCTACAGCGGTGACTGCAAGATTGTCGCCAAAGGAGCTGCGAGCATGGTTGAGCGTGAGATGGACAAGCAGGAAGCGATGGAGACGGTGCAGGTGCTGGGGCAGCTAGGCGACCTTGTACCGCAGGGGGTGATAAAAAAAGCGACGGAGAAACTTCTCGTCGCTTTGGGTGTGGCCGATGCGGAACAGTTCGCGCAATCAGCCCAAGTCCTGCCAGCCATCACGCCGCAGGGTCAGCCGGGTGTTCCGGGACAGACGCCAGCCGATATTGTCTCGCCTGCTTCTGTCGCCTCCGCTGCACCTGCGCCACAAGAGCAACCGTCGCCAGTTTCCTAACCGCGCTTCAGTTGTTCGTGTGCTACTTCAGCAATGCGCACCAGCGCGTCCCAGAGGCGGTTGTTTTTTGGTGGCGGGATAATTACCGGGTCGTGCCAGTACAGGCGGCGCACGCCGCCGTAGGAGCCGTCAGCGCCATAGGCGAAGCGGGTGCCGTTCGGGAAGCGGACGTGGATGGCGTTGAACGAGGTGCTGATGACGGTACCGTAGCCATGCACGACGTCGTACACTTGGTCGTCGGCAGACAGGTTTTCGTTGTCGAGTGTTGCCATGTTAGAATATCCTCTTGAAGTTACTGGAGAAGGTTATGAGATTACCACCCCCTTTGCGAAAAATCCACGACAGGTTTGTTGGCTGGGCATCTGCACAGCGCTGGGTGAATGATTACCTGATTGCGTGGGTCACGGAAGAAGACGGACAGGAAGTGGCGTGCATCTATTGCACAATCGTGCGCAATGCCCTAATATTCGGATTTATAGGGTTTATTTTGGGACTGTTGGTATAAATGCGTAAAGTCAGGACAGCGGCGGTGGTCAAGACCCTGCCAGCACACGATACCGGATTGAGCCATGACTTCCACGGCAAGGTCATCGAGTTCAACGACAACGTGCCGGAGGAGAGGGTGATTTTTCCTGTCCCCGAAAAGTACAGTTCGTTGCTGGTCAATGACCCGCAGACGATGTTTGTCGTGACCGGCTACGACCTGACGGACAATACCGAAGTAGGCTTTTACAAGATTTCCCGTAGCGCCGGGGTTCCGGTGCAGGGTGACGGTGGCTGTTGTCCGCAGGCACGCATCGGGCGCGGGGTAACGTTGCGCCGGGTGTTGCTCCCCTGCTGGAAGCTCGACCGGTGTAATCCGGTGTTTGTGATAAAGACGCCGGGGATTTACGAGGTGGTTGTGTCCGGGGATACGGCGGATGTGCAGCTCACCGCGATGCGCTTCCCGATGCAGGAAGTAAACCATTTTGCGCAAGTGGCGCCATGTGATTGCGGAGGAAAAGGTGAGAGACCGAAGGGCTGAACCGGAGTATTTTTACCGGATAATTTTTGACAAGAAGACGGCCGCCGTCGAGGAATCGGGCAAGCGGGCGTATTCATCCATTTTCTATGTGCCGCCGGGAAAGGCAGCGGTGATTTCCCTGTACAATGCCCAGTCACGGCTGGAGCTGGAGAAAGACCTGAATGACCCGAACAAATCGAAGCTGACCGAGAAGGGTTGCTTTGTCCTGCACAAACTTTCATTTGGCGAGACCAGCGAAGTGACCCGCCGGTTGCAATGCCACGAGTTAATCAGTCTGCGGGATATTTACGAGTTGCAACGGGCGACACAAAGAATTTTCCATGAACCGGTAATTACCTGCAAGGAACAATGGACGATGGATGGTTGCAACAATTACAAGGTGCTGACCGTCCCCGGATTCTATATGTTTGCCCAAGATGACATGGAGCAGTTGGAATCGGCATATATGGAAGTGGCGATAATGCCGGTTGAGGATATGGTATTAACCCCTGATGCAATTAAATTTGGAGCCTTGTTATGAGCTGTGGATACAGTATAAACATTAAAGAAATCGTCGATGAAATCATGAAAGTCTTGCCGAAAGGTGAGGATGATTATGTAGAATCCGGCGAGGTAATAAATGGCGGCAAGACGCTGCGGCTGACCCGCAAGAAAGGCGGTACGATTGATATTGCCTTGCCGACCCCTCCGACTGTGGATGATATCTATATCAACAAGGCGGAAATCGTTGCCAATGGCCCGAACAAGGATTTGGTGCTGACCAACAACAAGGGCGAGAAGCTGTCTGTTACCCTTCCTACGGCATCAGCGCCCGCTCCTGCCGAAGACAAGTATGTTACCGATTTCAGCCTTGCCAATCGTGGGGGCAAGCCGGTGCTGGAGTTGCGTCGTAGTGACAACGTGACGCTGACGGCGAGCCTGCCTGAGAATTCCGGTGGTGGCTCTGGCACGGATGACTACGTTACTGCTGGCGCGCTGACTGTACAACGGGAAAAGGGCGGCGCAGAAGGCCGCAAGACGTTCTACGCTAACCTGAAATTGACTCGCAAGGGCGGCGGTGAAGTTGATGTAGATATGAGTAATTTGATTTCCACCGCGCAGGATAACCCTGAATTTACGCCGCGCATGGATATTAACAACGAGCTTTCGCGGGTGGTCAAGGCTGACGGGTACTACGTTACCGCGCCAGAAACAGTGCGCTGGGCGAAGGATGATTCTTCGCACGCTGCTGTTGTGGATTTGCCCGCTCCCGCTCTGTGGTTCGATGCGTCAGGTGCCGGTACACAGGTTGCGCCGGGTAGAAAGTTGCTGCCGATTATGGATTTGCATTGGGGCAAACCATACGGCAACGACAAGATGGGACTGACCCAAGATGCCCTTTGCTACACCCGTGCTGACGGTACTCAAAGCTGGATTGTGATTCCGCAGACCGGAGGTGGCGGTGGAGGCGGCGGTACAGACAGACACCTTGCCGGAGTGAACACGCTGGTTGAAGCGGCGCCAAGTGCAACTGACAGCACGCGCGAGCTGCGCACGACCAAGTTACAGTTTGTGATGAACGACGGTTCAACTTTTAATACAAACGTTATTAACGAGGCGTATTATAGCAAGGCCAGCGACACGCAAATTGTTTTTGATGGCAGACCACGCGGGTTTATTTCTGTTGTCCCGGAAACAGAAGATACCAAAGGGCAAAAGCGAATTGCGCTTACCGAGGACAACGGTGGCACGCTGACTTATTCCAGTCCTATTTGTGTATTGCCGGAAGAATGGTTTGAGAAACGTGGTAAGGAAGAAACCAGCAAGTTTGTAACTATTGAGGAATACAACAAGCTGGCATCCAATCTCGCACAGATTTCGTGGTCGTCCGCAATTCCGCACGAAAGTTTTGTGATGCCACAATCGCTTCTGGATAATTTTGTGTCCGACCTGCTTTTGATTTCTTCCAATCAAGACGGTGCCAGTGTTTCCTATCGTGTAACTGACCGCTCTGCTTGGGTAAAAAAATATGGGAATAATGTGGAGGCATATCCATACCAAATTATCTCCCTGTTCCAACCTGGAGATACGAAGGGTTACAATTCTACGCATCTGCATACTCCACACCCATTCTTGCACGCGCTTGTTCCCAGTCGTGACCCGCCACCGGGGGCCAAACCGAATGCAACCCGTAACGGTACCCATGCGATTGATATTTTCCGCCAACGTTATGGAGAGGGTTTTCAGTCGCTGCAATACGCATATGCCGGCACGTTGTATATGAGTACTTCATTTAAGGGAGACCCGCAGAATGAATTGCCACCGGGGGTTTATTCCGCGCTGTTCCCGATTGGTATGGTGAATACACCGCCTTCTTACACAGCCGCAAACTATGCGTCGCAATTACCGGAAATGCTGTATTACCGTGTGCGGAGATGCTTTGAAGAAGAAACACCGGATACCATTCCGTCAGAGCTTATTTTTAACGAAAAATTCCAGACTGAGTGGCATACTATTCAGCCACATTTCTAAGGAGCAAACATGAGTTGTGGAGCTTGCAAACAGGGAAACACGGGGGGCAGGATTATTCCTGTTCATCCGCGACAAAATCAGCAACAGCCGAAACAGCCGCAGGGATTACCGGCGGCTGTGCGGAACAAACTGCGGTATAACGGAAAATGAAAAAACAGTTGCTCGAACAAATCCCCACCGCCAGCAAGGACGTCCTGCTGGAGTGGTTGGAAGTCCGTCTTGCAGCGTGCCAGCAAGAGCAGCGTGAAGCGTCCGCTGCTTTCGTCATCACTCTTGACGAGAAGCAGCGGGCGTCAGCGTTGTCTGCGGCAGGTGCGCAAGGTGCGTTCGAGGAGATTTACTATTTATTGAAAGGTACGGAAAAACATGGCTGAAATATTGGCAACAGGGCGAAAGAATGCCCGTGATATCCGCCGCGCGCAACAGGCGATTGCGGCAGGTGCAACCAGCGTCAAACTTCCTGAAGATGACCCAGTGGTGTACGGACAACAAATACCACAACAGCCGGTGCAGACAGAACCTGCATCGGCTACATCTGCCGCGTCCGTTACCCCGGCGGCAGACGAACCGGAAGACAACTGGCTGGACTCGCTCACGCCCTACCAGTCTGCACCTGCACAGGCGGCGCCAGTTCCGCCGCAACCGGAAGCGTCTGCCCAACAGCATGCACTGACACCGGAGGAGCAGAAAGCCAACCTGCAAGCCTTGTACGATAGCCTGCCGGAAACGGAGCCGGTGGTTGCCAAAGAGATTAACGAGCTGGTGGTTGCGCCGCAGATTGCGGAGCTGAAGGCGGAAATTGCGCGCCTCAAGGCAGCCCAGCAACAGGATAGCGCCGGTCGGGCGAATGCGATTCGGCGTGAAACGAACGCCAAGATTTACAAGCACTACTCCCGCGAGAAAGCCGAGAGAATACTGGGCAGCGTGGAGTTTGCAAACTTTATGATGGAGGGTGCTGACCCGTATTTGGGCGACCCGATGAAAGCATTGAACGACGCATATCAGGATGGGAACGCTGATTACGTCATCAAGCGCCTTGACGCTTTTGTCAAGAGCCGTGGCAAGCCGCGTCCGCAAGGCGGGGCAGAGCCGCAGCAAGGTAGGGGACAAGGTGAGGTCGGCGTGCCTGAAGGGCGAGCCATCTCGGATGAGGAATACAGGGAGCTGCGGCGCAAGATTCGCGCGGCGCCTCATTTGTATCCGCCGGGGGCTTTGCGTGACCTTAGTGAACAGTACCAACGGAGTAATTAACGATGGCACAAAACAGTATGCCCGTGCAGGCGAGCGGGTATAAATCCATTTGGGATACCCCGCTTGCCAAAGGCGTGAAGTTTGCCGGTACGATTATCGACCGCAACTGGGAAGAAAGTTTTATTTCCCGCATTGCCAACACATCCATTCTGCAAGACTTGACCAAGTGCGCGCAGATGATTCAGTTCAAGAAGCCACCGCAGGCCGGTCCGTGGCGTCCGTATGAGCTGAACCAAACCCTCATTACCGACCAGCCGACGCAGGACAGCTTCTGTATCACGATTTGCGGGTCTGCCTACAAGTCACTCAAAATCGACAAGGAAGATATCCGCCGTGCGTGTGATGACTGGCCGGAGTTTGAACAGGGATTCCTTGACGACTCATGGCGCCAGTTCGAGAACCTGCTCCACTACAGCCTGCTTGACCGGATGCAGTTGTCCGTCGGCAGCCGTAATCTAGGCGCCCGTGCAGGGCGCGACGGCAACATTAACCTCGGCACGCTTACCAGTGCATTGCATCTGTCCCCGGACAACATCCTCAACTTCTTCACCCGCATGAAGATGGTACTGCAACAGGCAGGTCGCTGGTATGAAGGTGAGATGTTCATGGTGGTACCGGAAGAAATGTCCGTGTTGCTGCTGGAAACGATGTTTGCCAAACAGCTTTGTTGCAACATGAGCGAAAGCCTGCTGTTCAAGGGGCTGGTGGCTACCAACATTTTGGGCTTCACTATTATTGAAAGCCAGCGTCTGCGCCCGACGGTTGACCGTCAGACCAATCGTTTGGTGTACCCGATTTTGGCTGGCTGGAACGAAGCCTATGCGTTCACCGCAGACATCGTGGATGCCGACCTTGTCGAGATGGAACGCAGCTTTGGCGTGCTGTACAAAATGCTGGGTGTTTATGGTGGCGGGGTTATTTACCCTGAAGCGCTGACCAAGGCGTATGTCACCTTCTCAACTGCCGGTCTTGTACCGAGTCCGTAAGGAGGATTTATGGCTCACAAACAAATGTGGTTTCAGGGGGACAAGCAAAACCTCTGTGTAGATTGTGGCGAAGGCTACCAGTTCACCTGTCCGAAATCCAAACGTACCGCCGACGAGTATGTGCGTGGTTTCTACACGCACACCGGGGTTATCAATCCGAACACGGAGTATGATAACTACAGCAACGAAACGCCGCAGTTCAAGGCGATGAAGGACGTCAAGGTCGGTGATTATGTTTGGCTGGTGTGCGTGCCGCCGAAGCACCGTGTGCTGGATGTGTTCGCCTACAACGACACGACCCTGATTGAACACTCACGGCTGGATTCCTTTGCAGGTATCGAGCTTGAGCTTGTCACCGGCACCTTCCATGCGGCAGACGCCGACGGTAACTGCGCCATGCTGGAAGAAACCAATATCGGCAAGCTGACCTTCCCGCAAAGTACCACGACCGACCCGGCGAAACGCCAGTTTGTGTGGAAGGCGCTTGAGGTGATGAACAACCTTGAGACATGGTATGGCGTCGGCTTCAAGGTTGTCGCTCTGCCGCATGAAGGCGCGCTTGCTGATATTGTTGGCAAGATTGGCATTGGCGCTCATACCCTCGCCTGCGAAGCGCAGACCTTCCAGTATTAAGGAGGGGTCATGGACGCAGGCAAGTCAAAAATCATGGGGCTTCATGCGAAGCCCCTTGTGGGTAACCCCGGTGCGCCGGAGAGTGCAATCAAGGGGAATACCCTTTCCAAATCAGACGTGGGTTCGCCAAAGAGCATGGGCTTAAAAAAGCCTTCGATGAAGGCGAAGAAATAACACCTGCCCCTTCGGGGGCAGTTCAGTACGGGAGAGACCAAATGGCAGTAACACAACACAACGATATGCAGCAGGCGTATGCGCCGAATCCGACCATTCAGGAAGGGCAGAGTTTCCGGCAGGCATACCCGCCGATTAAATCCGATGCACCTTACCTGCTCAACCCGCACAACGGGGACGTGTTTCCGAACACCGATGAGTGGGCGAAACAGTCTGATGTGCTGGTACCCTATTATGGCAGCGAGGGTAACGAGACCGTTACCGACCGGGTGAATGCGGTACTTCGCGCGGCGGAATTGAAAGCCGGACGGACGGTGGAAGTGGATGAAGAAACCGGCGAGCTGGTGCAGGAGACCGCCCAACTGGCAGACGGCGCGTCATTGCGTGCAGCGGTCGCCGAACCGGCAGCCAAAACAGAACTGGTGGCTGACGGGGAAATGGGGGCGCTGTGAGAACCTTGTTGCTGGGGTATGCCCAAGACCTCGATGATGCGTACCCCGGCCACGAGTTTTCCATATGGCCTGCGGAGCAGTTGCTGCGCTTCTTTAACGAGGCGCTGTGCCTGATTGCTGCCCAGCGCCCGGATATGTTTACCGAGGAAAAGATTGTACAGGTCGATGTGTGCAACCACTATGTCGATGCCTGCGATTGCGTGAAGGTGCTGGACGTGCTGGGGCAATGTGACAAGAACGGCAAGAACGTTCGTCCGCTGCAACGACGCAAGGAACGGGCGACGGTGTGGACGGGGAGCAAGATACGCACCAGCCTGACCCGCGAGATTACCTCATACGAGCTGCTGGAGAAGTCCAGCCTGATTCGCGTCTATCCGACTAACCTTGACCCCACGGTGCCGCTGTACGTCCTTCTGCGCTGTGCAGTAGAGCCACAGGCTTACTCGCTGACTGACGCCGCTCCTGACGAGCGCTGTGCGTTTTTGGCAGCTGCCCGCCAATGGGTGCTGTACAGCGCCAAGATGATGGATGGCGAGCATTCGCAAACGATGCAGCAACAGGCAGACAAACACCGCGAGATGTTCACCGCCATCCTCGCCATGACCAAGGCGAGCGACGATGACTATGATGAGAAATATCGTGGCTATCCGGCAGCGGCGAATAAACGGGGTTGATTATGGTTGGCAGTCGGGTATAATGTGTCGCGTCATCTAGCAAGGGCAAAAAAAGGTAAAACGTTTATGGCGTGGGTGCCGGTGACTCCCCGGCTTGCTAGACCCACGCCGCCTTTATTTTTGGAGTAAAAGATGAACAATTTAGAAGTTTTCAAACAGGCAACCATGAATAGTCAAGATATTGCTGTTTTGGTTGAATCTCGTCATGACAATGTGCGGGTATCCATAGAACGTCTTGCCGAGCGTGGAGTTATTTAACTTCCGCCAATGCAGGAAGTTGAAGATAAACAATCACTTAGTCCGAATAATAAGTCTAAGGTGTATGTATTCACAGGTGAGAAAGGCAAGCGCGACAGTATTATCGTTGTGGCACAGTTATCACCTGAATTTACGGCGCGTCTTGTGGACCGTTGGCAAGAGCTTGAGAAAGTCGCAGGGACATATCAGATTCCACAAACCTACCCCGAAGCGCTGCGTGCATATGCAGATGAGCTGGAAGCCCACGAGAAGACCAAACAGGCACTTGAGACCGCCAAGCCCAAAGCGGAATATTTCGACCACCTTGTCGCGCATAATTTGTTGCTGGGTGTGCGTGATACGGCGAAGGAGCTTGGGGTCAAGCAGAATCAGTTTGTGACTTTCTTGTTGGAAGGCAAATATGTGTATCGGAACGAGAAAGGAAAACTCCGACCTTATGCCCAGCATACCCCTTCATTGTTTGAGTTGAAAGAGTTTACTCGTGGCGATTACTCTGATGCGCAAATGTTGATTACTCCGCAAGGACGCGAGACCTTTCGCTTGCTGTTGCAAGTGCCACGGTTGGAGAAAAAATGAGCGAAATTAAATTATTTACCGCCCCGCTTGGAATGGGGCGTTATTGTATTATTGACGAAGAAACCCAAGCCCATGATTTCTGTGAGCAGACTGGAATTGACCTTCGGCAGTTGGGAACTTTGTCCGGTGCTGGTCAGGTAGCGACGTTTGTCAAAGATGGCGAGTGGCTGACCGTGTTGCGGATGCAGCCAAACGATAAGACCCGAGCTGGTGTGTTGGCATTACTGGTGCATGAGTGTGTTCATGTGGTGCAGCACTTGGTGGACAATATTGACGAGAACAAGCCTTCACGAGAATTTCAGGCAAGGCTGACGGAAGAAGTGTTTACGAATCTGATGCAGGCGTATTTCGACGATAGCGACTGGTTGAAGGAAGTGGTATAATATTTGGTGTCTAGTGAAGCAGACCAAAAGCAAGTTATGGCGGGGTGAGCGTTTTCCTGTAGCGCTGCTTCACCGCCCCGCCGCCATTCACAGGAAATTTTTATGAAGAATTTAATTGTATCTGATATTACCGTTCGTCTTGTGGATGGGCTGTATTCACTTAATGACTTGCACAAAGCGGCGGGTGGGGAAGCCAAGCATCAGCCGTCTAACTTCATGAGACTTGATACTACACTAGCCCTTGCGGCGGAAATTTCCAACGAAAACAGTCAGTCCTCAGAAGTGAGGAGTGCTTACAAGATAGTGACTGGTGGTACTAATCCAGGAACGTACGTCTGCAAAGAGCTTGTCTATGCTTACAAAATGGTTTAAGTCAGTTTTAGATGAGCTGAACAAGTAACAGTTACCTGATACAATAGCCCAACCCTTGAAACGGTTGGGCTTTTTGTTTATAATGTAGTTGTCTTCTCTAACGGACAACAAATTGTAATGGCGCGGGTGCTGGTTTCTCCATATTTCCAGCGTTAGAGACCCGCGCCGCCTTAATATGGAGTTTCGTATGACCACTTTAATTTCTTTTCATACTAATCTTATCGCAGGTAACGTCGTTGATACGGTATCTGCGCGGGAACTACACACCTTCTTGGCGAATGGCGATATGTTTGCTAACTGGTTCAGAGACCGTGTTCGTCAGTACGGGTTTGTAGAAGGCACAGACTTCGTCATGATAAAATCTGAATCAAATCAGAGTTCTTTGGAAAATACCAAAGAACTTCATGGCGGCAGACCGGCTACTGAATATTACATCACGCTTGACATGGCGAAGGAACTTGCGATGGTAGAGCGTAACGAGAGAGGGAAGGACGCACGCAGATATTTCATCGAGTGTGAGAAGAAGTTGTTGGCAGGACGTATTTTGCCAGTTGCACGTGACCCCGACGACATCACCGTCCACACGAAGAACTTTGAAGGGCTGGTGGGCGCGCTGAAAGCTATTGGTATGGATAATGCTACGGCCGCTGCTGGGGCAAACGCTGCTGTTACCAAATTGTCGGGTGTTAATATTTTACAGCTTACAGGTAATGCTTATCTGGAAGATTGTGAACAAGCGCGATGGTTTACACCGACACAACTCGGGAAGATGGTAGAACCTGAACTGAGTGGGCGAAAAATGAACGAGGCTTTGCGGGATGCCGGATTGCAGTACAAAGATGGAGACGACTGGGTGCAGACAACGTTAGGCAAGCCGTTATCCTACTATATGCTTGTTGCTGTAGATGGCGGGAGGAAAATGAGACAACACTTGCATTGGAGCAAAGATGCTATTTCTGTGGCAGGGTTAGTCAAAAAATAATCCAACCTGCTACAATAGCCCAACCCTTGAAACGGTTGGGCTTTTTGTTTGCCCCGGAGACCACGATGACCCTTGACTGCAAGAAACCGAAGAACTGTACACCGGCTGAACCGCCGAAGCCGCATGACCCGACACCGCCGTTCGAGGTGTGCATCGCGCTGGATTACAAACTGGTGTGGGACGGAACCCATGCCACGCTGGAGCGGGTAACGACCACACCGGACGGGACGTACACTTTGTTCAATGTGGTGAACGGGTGTATTGTCAATCCGGGCGTGGGTGACATCCCCACTTACACCCCGCCGTACTGCAATCCGAATCCGGCAGACTGCCAGCAGGGCAACGGTTCGGTCAATATCAGTCACCAGTCGGGAAACACCATTATCAACTATGGTGACGGGTTGTACGCGCGAACCTATGTGCAGGCAGGGGCAAACATCGTGGTGACGGGTGTCGGCACGGCTCAAGACCCATACATCGTGTCCGGTGGCACTGGTGGCGGTGGTATTGTGAACGTCGTGGGCGAGGGCGGTATCAACTCCCGTGTGGAAAACAACGTTGCTTTCGTTGGGCTTGCTCCTACGGGCGTTACCCCCGGCGTGTACAACGGCTTTACCATCAACCAGTACGGGCAGGTGACTGCAACCGACAGCGCGCTGGAGGGTGCGTCTGTCGGTGTAGGCCGTGGGCTTGCGAGCCACAACGAGGGCGACAAGCTCATCATCGAACATCCGGCGCAGAATATTCCTTCCAGTTTCACCGCTGGCGGCTGGCGGCTGGACTGGAATGATTCCGGGCATCTTGCAGGTGCCGTGCAGACGGCAACGCCAGCGCCGAACGGCTGTTACATTATCGGCGGCACCGAGGTTTGTATTACCGACGGCGTCATCGAACGCATCGGCGACGGAGGTGGCGGCGGCAACGGTGGAGGTGGCAGCGGCGGATATGGCGGTATTCGCGATATGTATCGTATTACGGTGAACACCGAGACGTACCAAACGGGTCCGTGGGTGGAGACCTACGGGCGCAATCTGCACATGACCCATCAGGGTTCGGGCAGTCTGACCATAGACCTGCCGGGGTATGTGCATGACATCAGTCAGGTGGACGTGAATGTTCACCACGGCAATATCCGCAAGAGTATCAACGCGGAGGGTAAGCTGGAGCTTTCGTACACGCCGCCGTCCGCGTCGTCCGACCAGATTGTAACCGTCGTACTGCGAGGCTGATATGCTGGCATGGGAGAGCTACGAGTTTGCAGGAATCGTGCCACGGCTGCGCAAGAAACAGTTGCCGAAAGGCTATGCTACCGTGGCGCATGATGTGGATTTGACCCACGGCACGCTCAAGTCGTTTTTGGAGCAGCGCCCAATCAAGACCACGCTTGCCAATCAGGTGCGATTGTATGTGTGGGGCTGCGAGATTCTGACGTGGGACAAGTGCGTGGATGTTGCCGAGTGGTTGCCGGATTGTCCACGACTGTTTGTGACCGGTAACGCGGATTACCCGCAGACGCTCAATATTACCAACAAGCGTCTGACCTACCGTCGCTTGGGTGTGCCAGCGCCTGTACCTGCACCCGTTGCACAGGCGGACAACGTGTGGAATGACCGTGCGCGCAGCACCGCGTATATTGTCACTTTTGTCAATTCTTTCGGCGAAGAGGGCGGGGCGTCCAATCCTTCCAACGACGTATCGACCGAAGAAGGACAGCCGGTGCGTTTGACCTTTCGCTACAACCCGCCCATCGAGTATGACATCAAGAAGCTCAGGATTTACCGGCGGGAGACGGGATTCCGTACCGGGCTGGAGAAAGAACAGGAGCTGGAGACGCACTGGTTCTTCCTGACCGAGCTGGACATCAGCGCGCGTGAGTACACCGATACCACCAGCATCACCAATCTTGGCTGGGCGTATGAGGGGCTGGACACCCGCGAACCGCCTGCCCGGTTGCAGAACATCACCGCCATTCCATCGACTGCCATACTCGCTGGCAGCGTGCAGAACAAGCTGCTGTTCAGTCGCAATCTGCAACCGCACAACTGGTCGCTGTCGCAGGAGATGACGCTGGATGACAACATCATCGCGCTGGGCGCTATCGGTAACAGCGTCTATGTGGCGACAGATGGACACCCCTACCGGGTGCAGGCCGACGTCGGCTGCGACCAGCGCGAGTGCAGGCAGGTTCACAAATACACCCAGCCGTTTCCGATGATTAACTGCCATGTGGGAACGGGGGCAGTAACCACACCGTTTGGCTTTATCTACGCCAGCACCGACGGGCTGGTGATGCTGAATGAAGCTGAGCAGCCACGGGTGATTACGACCGAGGTGTTGTCGCAGGATGACTGGCGCCAGCTTGCGCCGCAGACAGCACGGCTTGCTTACCACAAGGGCGCGCTGTTTGTCGTAACCGACAACATCAGTTTCATCCTGTGGCTGGACGGCAACAGTTATGCGGATACCAAATATAAGAAGATGACCACCATCAGCGATGAGCCGGTGGATATGTTCGAGACCCGGCAGGGCGAGCTGGTGATGCTGTTCAGGGACGGTCGGGTAAGCCAATGGAACGCGGACAATAGACTGCGGCCCTACAAGTGGCTGTCGGCTACCATCGACACCGGCTTTCTGTTTGACCTGACCCGGTTGCGAGCGTGTGTGCGAGACCATGACACACAAATCAGCATCATCAGCGACCGGGCGCAGATTTCAAGGAAGTTTCCCGCAGGTGATACCAATATCCCCTTCGGGCGGCATGGACGCCGACCTGAATTTTATGTGCTTGCCGAAGGCACGGGAGAGATTACCGAGATTGTGGCGGGCTTGTGTGTAATTGATATGGGAACGAAGGAGCAGGTGAAATGAATTATCAGTTGGTGCGGATGCCGACGGACGAGGATGAGCTGAACCGGTTGATGACGGAGTTTGCCCCGTTTCTTGATGCGATGTACACCACCCATGAGCGGGAAATGTTCGGCGAGCTGAATTTCTCGCTGGCGTACTGGTTCATGCTGTGGGATACCGGCGCGGGCAACTTCCTCGCCCGCCGTGACGGAGCGGGTGAGCTGGTGTTTTTGGCGATGATAACCAAGTGCCAAGACCTGTGGAACGGCAAGTGGCGCATGGAAGTTCACCGGACTGCCGTGAGCAGCGACCCGGCGATTGACGGCAAGCAGGAAGTGGAAAACGCCCTGAAATACCTGCGTGACAACGCGGGGCTTCTGGAAATAGACCGCCTGTATTTCACCAATTACTACGACGACGGGCGCGAAGAAAAACTGCTGGTGTGGAAGGTGTGAAATGCCGGGCGAAGACAACATCAACCTGAACGACCTGCTGGGGACGTGGGGCGGCAAGCCCGATGCCGGTTTCAGCAAACAGGGAAACAAAAATCCGGTCAAGAAGGACGCTACGCCCAAGGTACCTGCTGACAACCCCGCCTGCAAGAACACGGGTATTACCGACGAAGGGATTGAACAGTCTTCGCGCTGGAAGTCGTTGTTGTCGGCTGCCATCATGGTGTACAACACGGCGAACAGCTTGCGTATGGCGCGTCTTCAGCGCGACCTCGCCAAGAAATACCTGAAGATGAGCGAGGAGCATCGGGAGCGCTACAACAACGCGCACAAGCCGCTGGAGAAAGACCTTGTGCGGGAAGCGCTGAAATTGCCCAAGTACAAGCGGGACAAGGAGCAGCTTTACACCGGTCAGATGCTGACCAGCGTGCGTGGCAAGAACGCCGGGCAGATTGACAAGGCGCTGTCTTGTACGGGGCGTTACTGCACCGGGTTGCGTGCGGCCATCATGACCGACCAGTTGCTGAAACAGGCGACGCAGGAATCGCTTGTGGCTGGTATGGCGCATCGCTACACCGGCAAGGAAGAAATTATTCACAATAACCTGCGCTGGGAGAAGCGGGAGCAGGTGTTGAAAATCGGGCGTGATATTCCGACGCAGGCGGCGAGTTTCGCCCAGCTTGCGGCAGGTATTTTCGGCGACCTTGGCACGCAGGCGGGCAAGGCGGCGGAAGGGGCGATGAGCTTTATCGCCTACGAGAGCAACCGCCAGCCGACGATGTACCCGCCGCGCCGGGGTGATATGCAGGTGAGCAGTTATCGCTACAACCCGACGCCGCTTGAGGAGTTCAAGCCGAAGTCGCCGGACGTGTATGTGAAGCCGGAAGAACCGGCGCAGACAATCAAGGTAATGGGGTAACACATGGCAATGGCAGTCCGTCATGTTGGCGGGAATATCGACCGGGTAAACGACGTATCCATCAAGGCGTTTCCCTGTCCGAAGGTAAACGACAAGGGGCTTCAGGGCGCATGGTGGTGGGCGGACAAAATCGCCATCGCGGTAGCGTTGTGGGCAACCTACGAAACATGGAAGGCCGCCAAGGAAGAATACAAGATTGGCAAGCGTTACTATGACCTCGCCCGTGAGCAGTGGGACTTCTTCCTTGAGAATTACAAACCGCTGGAAGACCAGGAGCTTGCGGAGATATGGGCAGAGCTTCCCTACGAGCCGGATTACCCGAAGGCCATAGCGGGTCATACGAATACCATAGACAAGGTTTTTAACGCCGCAGAGCGCCACAGAAGCGCCTTGTCGGACAAATATTGTATTTGCCCCGACGTGAGCCAGTTCACCAAGACGGACATCATGAAATCGACCGTGCGTGGGGATTCCGACAATTTCGCCCGCCGGTATGCAGAGAAGCTGGCGCAGGAGAAAAACGACATCCGCTGGGCGCGTCGCATCGCTGCTGCCAGTCGTGGGCGCAACCTGCTTTCCGACAGCGCCTCGCTTGCGAGCAAGGCGGCGGGGCTGTTTGGCGATTACGCCAAGGCGATGGGCAACGTTGCCGCCGGGGCGATGGCGTTTTCCGGCTATGTGAACAACCGGATGCAGACAGAGTACAACCCGGTGCGGAGCCGCATCAACGCGAGGGCGGATGTACCGAACACCTACCGGGGATTCGACGCTCAAGCCTACTGGGGTAACGGCGACCGGATGATGGAAACCACACCTCGCGGCGGTATCCCGTGGGGACAGGCTGAAGCGAACGCGCCATACGATGGTTCAAGCGGGGTTGCAGGTTACGACCCGACGGGATATGCTTCCACATCAACAAGATAAGGGGACACAACATGGGTGCATACATACCGGATTTGTTCGGAGCGTACATGAAGGGCAGGGAGTATGCCATCGACCGCAACTGGAACGACCTTGCCAACTACGAAAAGATTGAAGCGGCGCGTAACGCCAACGATTTGTCGGCCATCGACATTATCGGCCAGCGCGCGCAGTTCGGCGGGCGGATGAACATCTTTCAGAACAACGTGGACAGCTCGGCACGGGCAAACGAAGTGGCAGAAGCCGCCCAACCCGGACTGCTTGCCAACGCCGATGCGGGCAGCATGATGCAGCAGGACCAGCGCAGCGCGTTCATGGCAAACCGCCCGGATTACCAACAGATGCTGGTTAATACCGCGCAAGCCAACATAGGACGGGGTATAGACGCCGCCGCCGTGCAGAACAGTACCAATAACTGGTGGACGCCGGAACGCACTGCGCAGATGGGCGTGTGGACTGGCGAGAACGGTTACAACACGGGCATGGCGAACAACATCACCACCGCTCATGCGCCACAAATTGCCGCACAGCAGAACGTGCTGGGCGATGAACGGTTTATGAACGACCGCTTGGGGTTGCAGTATGCGAGCGGCGAAATCAGCAACAACATCGCCTTGCAACCTGAGCAGCACAAGCTGGAGGGGATGCGTATTGGCAACCGCCAGTACGACGAGAAACACTATGTGGAAGGCAAGCAGCAGGCGGCAGAACGTCAGCAGCAGATGCGACGTGACGAGCTGCGCCAGCGTATCAGCCTGCTTACCGCCGAGTGGCGGCAGATTGCCAACGACCCGACACAGGTTGCGCGGATGCAGCAGTTGCGGATGGAGATTGATATGCTCAACCGCGAGCTGAACGGACAACCGGCGGGGGCGGAGAACCTGATGTCTGCTACCGGGGTTACGACCACTCCGACAGGATATACGCTGGACATGATGGATTCGGTGCCACAGCAGGCGAAGTATGTAGCCCAACCGGTGGCGCAGGTGGCAGCGGCATCGACGGCGCAGGCGCGTCAGCCAACCGCACTTGAGCAAAAACAGGCTGCGGTAGATGCTGTGGTAAATGACCAGTTTGACAGTGCACTTCCGTTGATTGGGCTTGCAGGCCAAGCCGCCGGGGGGTTGGTAAAGATTGGCAATAGATTGTTTGCTCCGGTTACGCCTCCCAATGACGTGAATCTTGTTCGTAGCGGGTTGTTACCTCCACAGTATTTGCTGCGCACATTACCCGGCGAGGCATAAATCATGGCACGCGGGAACAACAACGAAACCAGCCGCAATATGAGCATGGTGATGCAGGCATTGCTGAATAATGGCTTGTCGCAGAATCAGGCACGGGCGATGGCTGCGGAAATCGGACGGGAAAACAGTTTCCAGAGCAAATACCTGTGGGGGTATCACAAAGACCCCCACAACGGCGCGGTGAACATGGGGATTATCTCGTGGCAGGGACCGCGTGCGCGGCAACTGGACACGTTCATGCGCAGCAAGGGGTTGATGGATGGCAACCGGATGGAGCAGTCGCAGCGGGCGCTGGATGCGCAGGTGGCGTTCATGCTGCACGAGATGCGTACCAACAAGGCATATGTGCCGACCAAGCGGGCGTTTTTGGATAACCCAAATGTGGATTACACCACTGCCTACCGGGTGCTGGGCAAGAACTATATCGGTTGGCGCATCGACGACCCCAAGTACGCGCAGGGTCACGCCACCCGCGACAACTGGTATCGCCGCGCCGGTGGCGTCGTGCCACAGGACGGCGGGGTGATTGCACTAGCAGGTGAGGGATATTCCGCGCTAACCGCTACACCTGAGCGCAGGGCGGATTTTAACCTGATGCCACAGCGCAACACGGTCGTCGGCACCTTCGGCAATGTGACTGCCAATAGCGATTTTCAGAACGACCTGTATGGAGACGTTGCGGCACAAGGATTGTCGCCGGAGAAAGAGGCGCTGGCGACGACCGCTGCAAACACCATCAACGATATTTATAACAAGGTATTCAACGCGCCATTGGTGAAAACGGAGAATACCGCTACAATCAATGCCCTTATGAACATTTTTGACACTCTGGACGTTTCCGATGGCAGCCAAAACTTCGTATGAAACCCCTCTTTCCATGCCGAACCTGCCGGACATGGACGCCAACCTGTTTGGCGGCGTGGCCGGTGGCGTGTTCAACCAAAACACCGACGTTCTGAATCCGAAGCTCATCGAGCCGCCAAACGTGCAAACAGGCACAGGAAACAAAAGTCCGGGTGCACAGGCGCTTGAACAGATTGAAAAGCAAAAGGCTGCCGACGAGCGCGCAGCCCAGCAAGCCAGAGAGAAGGCCGAGCGCGAGGCGGAGGCGGCAGAGCGTGCGCACATTCAGCGCATGAACCAGCTTGAGCGCGAAAGCGCCCGGCGGATGCGTGCTTACGAGAAGGAAAAGAAAGAGCGCGAGAAGCAGCTTGAGGAAAAGAAGCAGCAACAGGGCGGTATGCTGGGCGCCGGGCTGGACGGTTCGTTTGTCATGGACAAGGCGGTGGACAACCTGCTGAAAAACCCGGAGTGGCAGGGCATCAAGTCTAACCTGCAACGCGACGATGAGGCGGAGCTGTGGCTGGATGAATATCGCAAGCAGTTCGAGGCGCAGGGGATTCCCAAAGACCGCATCGACAACGAAATCAACGTTGCTCGCAACAAGATTGCCGCTGACACCGCCGCTTACAAGAAAAAGATGAGCGACGACGGGCGTGACCCGCTGGACCTCGTAACGTCGCTGGGTAAAGCCAGTCGCAACACTTACCGCACTATCGGCCTGTGGACTTCCGGGCTGTGGGCGGACAGCGACGAGGAAGTGCGCAAGTGGGCGCAGGAGGAGCAGGAAAAGATTGATTCCATTAACCAAACCTACTCCGACCGCATTCTGCTCGACCAAGCGAATTACCAGTATCTTGCCGCCAAGCGCAAGGAGCGGGGTGACGAAGGCTTTTTCGGTACCATCGCCGACGCATGGAACTCGGACAGCATCCTCTCAACCATTATCGACACCGCCGGTTACACGCCGCAGGCGGTGCTGACCGGTGCGCTTGCAGGTAAGGCGGTTGGAGCGCTGGGCAAGATGACCGGTGCTACGGACAAAATCGGCAAGGCGTTGGGTGTGCTGGACACGGCGGCTGCGGCAGAAGGTGCAGGCATTACGACTAAAATAGGTGCGAAGCTCGCCGGACACTTGATGGCATCTGAAACCGCAGGCGGTATGGGCGCTACCGGTTTGTTCGCTGCAACTGACGCGGGCGGTGGCGCCTACGACAGCGTGATGCAGACGCCGACGGAGAAAATTCGTGCCAACTATATTCGTGACTTCGGCGAAAACAATTGGAACAATTTGGTCAAACAAACTGGCAGCGAAGAAAACGCCAAGAGCAATCTTGCCGTGCGTGCATCCAAGGCGGCAGGCGGCTGGGCGTTTGCGATGGGGTCGCTTATCGGTGCCGCAGGTCTTGAGACGACCATCCTCAAGGCAGGCAAGGTGGGAATGCGCGGGCTTGCCACCAGCACCCGGCTGATGACGGTTGGTGCAAACACCTTGTCCGAAGCGATTGAAGAAGGCACCACACAGCTTTCACAAAACCTTGGCGCACAGAAGTACAACGATGTGGATACTTTCGATAGCGTGAGCGAGATGGCTGCCATCGGCGCCATCGCGGGTGCAGGCATGAGTGCAGGCACGCAGGTCGCAGGCTCCGTCGGCGGCAGGGTAGCCAACCGCATTGCGCCCAAATACAATCCTGACGCACTTGACCAGTCCAAATATACCCCGAACGGCACGCTGGACTACGAACGCTATCGCGAAGCGTTCGGTAACCAAATGGACAACATCGCCCGTATGCGGCGCAAGGCGGGGGATACCGAAGACCGCATCGCCAGCTTCCAGCAGATGGCGTTCAACAACGTGGTGGACAGCAACGCCGAGGGCAAGGCGACGTTTACGCCTGAACAATGGCAGCAGTTCCGCGACTACATCAAGCAGGCATACGGCATCAACAGCAACGACTACGCTATGGTAAACGACAGCGCCATTCGCGATGCGTGGATGAGCGGTGACATCGGCAAGATGCAGGCGTATGTGGATGCCGACCAGACCGGCATGGCGCAGAACGCGATGATGGCGTTCCGGATGAAATACAACATCGACCCGCAGAGCGTTCCTGACCAGTCCAAGGCGTTTGCCGTCCGTCTTGCACAGGCGCTTGACCGGCAGATGACCTTGCCAACGGATGTTGATACCAACGTTCGCTATCAGCAGACTGACGGCTATATCCGTGCGACCATTGTGCCGGACACCACCCTCACGCAGGATGACAAGAACGCACTGGCCGACACCCTGTACAACCTGACCGACGCCAACCAGCGCCGTCTGACCGATGCGGAACAAATTGCCAAAAATAACAGCCAACCCGGAGCAGCAACCAATGGCACAAACCCGAACAACCCAAGTCAGCCCGGAGGACAAGGAGCGGCTGCAACAAATGCTCAACCAGTCGCAGGAAGCGGCGCTCAAACTTCAGGACAAACAGCAGGAGCAGCAGGCGCAACAGCCCAAAACATGGGCAACCCTGCCGCAGGAACGGCGGGAGGATATAGTGCTGAAAGCGCTGGAAATGGTGCTGCATGGCAAGGAAATCAGCCCGGCGGTGGGCAAAACGCTGCCGCCCAAACTGCTCAAAATATTGGAGGAACAGCGCAGTCATCTCAAACTGTCGCGCAACAAGTCGCTTCAGCCCCGGCTGGAAATGCTGGTATCACGGCTGCGAGCCAAGGGATTGCTGGACAAGCCAACCAAACCGTCCAATCAGTTGGACAGCCTGTCACCGGCGCAGCGCAAACGGCAGGAAGCGGCGGAAGCGCTGGAGCTGCGACGGCAGAACGCAATCCAGTACGTCGAGGCGACCAAACTGTTACCCAAAAGAACGACGTAACACCTGCTTACCCGCAAGACCGCATTACTCCTGAATACGAGCAGATAAAACGTCTGTCTTATGACATAGATGTTTCTCCTACAGAGACGTCAAGGATTTTGGACTACGCCGAGCGATATATCGTAATTTTGGACGTAAATGGTGTGCCAGTGCCGTTTTATCGCAGCACCGGGAAAGGTGGCAAAACGGACGTCGAAGCGGGCAAGTGGTATCCGTTTTTCGGTATTGGTACAGGTCATAGCGTGATGAGTTCTAAACTGTCCTGGATTATCAAGACAGGCGGAAAAGGTACGCGAGCGCACCCGGAATTGAACATGAACGACTACTACGGTAGTCCGTCCATGAAGAAGTACGCGGAGATGTTAGACCGTGTATATCCCATAGATGTTCTTTCGCAAATGACCGGGATGCCGCGACTCGAGGCGGAAAGCACATATTTGCGTGACGAAAATGGCAAGCATATCAAGCTGGCTTCGCCTGACCCGATTACAGGCAGCATTTACGCGGAGGAATTAGCGCCGAATTACAAAGCGTTTATTCTGCGGATGCAAGAGCTTGTCGGCGGGCCGATTGCGAATGATGACGTGCAGGGTATAGAGCAGCGCATTATGGACATGGTTGCCCGGGTAGAGCGGCAAGCTCAACCGGCACCTGCCTCGCCGCAAGCTCAACCGGCACCTGCCACCACGCAGGCACAGACGCCGTCTGCCGCACTCGCCCCCCATGCGGACATGGAAGACGTCATGCAGGTGTGGGGTGGCCTTGGCACCAACCAGCGCAAGTATTTCAACAACGACCCGAATGAACTGCTGCGGCTGGTGCAGGCTGAAGAAGGTGAGGGCGCGACGACAAACGCTGCCAAGGGAAAACGTGGCACTACCCAGTCCGCCATGCGAACCATCGTGCATGCTGTGCGCAACGCGGCAAACGACCCGCGCCGGGCGCTGGAACGGATAGTGCGCGCACAGAAACAGGCGAGCGCCAACAGCGAACACATCGAGGCGTTTGCCCGTTTCCTCGAGACGAAGGACAGCGGCATCGCTGCCGCAAACATCAGCAAACTGGCAAACGCGGCAGCAACCGTTTACGGTCTGCCAGCCAATGGCAACAAGGCGGAGTACGCTGCCAAGCTGCTGCTGGACATCGGCGCGGTGGACGAGGCGATACTGCCTGCCGTGCTTGCCATCAAGATGCGCGACACCAAACTGGTCAATCCTGACACGGGCGAGGTGAAGGAATGGGTGGCAGCTATTCCCGGTGTACTGGACAACTGGAAGAAGAACAACAATATCACCTTGCAGGAAACCCGCCCGCCCGTGCTGGACGACGAGACGCTGCTGGCGGTTGCCACCAACGCCATCAGCCGGTATGCAGGCAAGGAACATCCTGACGTGCAGGCAGCGTTAAGCACCCTGTACAAGCGCATGACGACCCCGGAAGCGCGGAGAAGCATCCGTGCAGCGAATGGCAAGGCGTTGCTGTTGCAGAACCTGCTGGCTGCACGCCGGGCGGGATATGACGTGCAGGAAGCTATTACCAGAGCCACGGAACCCAAAACGTCCGGGCGCGGTACTGACCGCTCGGCGGACGCCTTGCGCTTGCTGGACAACGCGGAGCAGATGTTGCAGGCGCAGGAAACGACTGATGCCGTCCGTGCCGAAAACTGGCTGCGCACTACGCCGGTTGATGCCTACCGCCAATGGGTACGCGACTACACCCGCCGCAACTGGGCGAACCTGACCGACACGATGCGTCCTGCGGAAACTGCCATGCAGCGCAAGGCAACGCGGCTGACGCGCGAGAGCAACTACGAGCAGCGTGTCGTTTACACCGACCTTGTGGCGGATACCATCGCCGACGTAATGCAGGACATGGCGCGCTACGGCGAACAGTACGCGTTGCCGTTTGTTCGCGCCCGCAGCGGTGTGAACGAACAAACCGGCGCGCCGAACCTGTCGGTGAACGCTGCCAAACAGATTGCTCGAGCTGCGCAGACGGTATCGGACGCCCTCCGGGAAGCATGGCTGCAGGGCACCCTGTCGCCCGCCAGCGCCACGCAGACGGCACGTAACACCAGCCCCGCACCTGCTGCATCACCCGCACAGGAAGAAGCCCCTGTAGCGCCAGAGACGCAGCCACAGGAAGATTTCGAGCTGCGGGAAGATTCGCTTGGTGCGGAACCCGTCACGGAAGAGATGGGCGACCTCTCGGATACTGGCGAGACCGCAGCGCTTGAGGATGTTGCCGAAGGCATCGTTGCTGCTGACGAGGCTGCCCGACCGGCGCAACCTGCCAAACCGCTCAACCGTTTCCAGCGCAAGCAGGCTAACCGGTTCGCCCTCCGTGCAGGCGTAGTGGAAAAGCAGGAAAGCTATGGCTACCAGCCGACAGGCAAGGCGAAGGCGGCGAAGAAGGCGAACGCCAACAAGGCGCGCATTCGTCGTGAGGTGCAGGAAGCAGCGCGCAGACAACAGGAAACGCTGGAAGCTGCAAAGAAACAGCGGGTGAGCGAGATGCGCTCGCTGCTGGGCGCCGCGCTGCGCAACGCGCCGGGAAAACAAACGCAGCGCATTCAGGACATCGCGCGCGAGAATGTACATACTGCGCCGCAGACGGAAGCAGACATTGCGGCAATCGTTGCGACCATCGCAGAGGCGGCGGGTGTGAGCGAAGACATGGCAGCAGACATGGCGGAGGACATCGCGGCGGCTGATGATAGCATTTACGAGCTTGCAGATTTCGGTACGATTGCCATCGAAAATGCCGTGGAAATAATGGGAGAAGAAAATGAAGCCTACGACGAAGCCGCAGACGAGAGCAGAGAGACTGGTGCAGAAAGTGGCACAACTGACACCGACCAGCAGGGAGGAAGCACAGAAGACACAAGCGCTGCTGAAGAAGTGGCGCGAGGGGCGGCGCGGCGGGTAATCCGTGCAAGACGCACCAAGCGGCGCGTAACCCGTCATGGTGGATTTGCCAGTCAGGAAGACGCCTACAACGCGCTTCAGCCGTACCTGTTTCAGCATCCGCAGACGGTGGAAGAGCTGGACAGCCTGTTGCGGGAAGTGGCAGACAGCTTCGGCGTGGAAACCGCTCTTGTTGGCGAATACCTTGCCCGTGAGTGGGGGATGCGCAGTGTGGATGACTTCAGCGACGCCAGCACCATTGATGCGCTGGATATGGTGTACGATGCGCTGAATGATATTTGGGTATATACCGGAGAACAAAATGCAACCCGACAAGTTGAAACTGCAAAACGCCTCACGGGCGCTCGCTCAATTACTGCCGACGGACGTCGCCTCACACGACAATCTCAAGAGCCTGCTGGCGCGCTGGCAAGAGCGTTACAACCCAACCTCAACGGCGGGGCATACGCGGAAATAACCCGTGCGCCCGCGCCCTTGCGCCTGCTTTTGCCGCCTGTTGCGGAAATCGTCGCTGCTTTTGGCGGGGAAACCTTCAATCTTGCCGACATCATCGAAGCGACCGAAAACCGCAATGGTGACAAGTCGCCGACGTTGGGAGAGCTGGCGCCGGAAGACAACAACGTGCCACGTCCGGTCATAGAGCTGACGCTAAATGGCAAAACTCATCGTGGACGTCTGTTCCGCTGGCGCGACCGCAAGGGCGGGAAGAACCGCCGTCATGTGGTGTTTGTTCACGACGGCGACGCCTTCGGCATGAAGGGATGGAATGACAAATGGATTGATTTCGGCAACGCTGTTATCCGCACGCGGGTGGACAGCATCAACGCCAACGACGGCGTGCAGATAACCGTTTTGCCGGAGCAGGAGCAGACACAAACACAGGCTGAACCCGCAACAACGGCGAAGAAAAAACGCGGCAGGCGTGCAGACAGCCAACCGGATTTATTCACACAAGGAGCAGAAAATGCCACAGTTAATAGCGACGAAGTTTCAGCCGGAACGACCAACGAAAGAAGAGAAGACGCCGTGGGGGACGTATCAGCGTCCGATGAGCGACAGGGAGATAGCCGTCAGCAAGATGAAGTCGATGATGAACAGCGGGAGGCAGAAAGTGCTGGGGAGCAAGTTCCCGGACGAACCGTAACAGACGAAGGAGAAAACGCTTCGGATGAAGCATCGCTGGTAGAAGTTCCGCAGGGCATCGACATAACGGCTGAGGACGCAGAGAAAATCAGCCGCGATACCTTGTCGCCCGAAGAAAAGGCTGCGCTGCTTGCGACCAGTACGGAAGGCGTCGGCGACCAAAACGACTTCATTGCGGAAGCGCTTTACAATTATGAAGATGCGCTGGAGGCTTACACCAACGCCAAGGATTCTCCGGCGCTCCGTTCGGCGCTTGCAAAGATGGCAGGCCCGAACGCGAAGAAACGCACGCAGTTTCGTGATTCCAGACAGTACGAAGGCTCAGGACAGCAAACGATGGAGAGCCGCCTGACAGATGACGAGCGCCAGCAGTTGCAGCGGATTGTCGATGAAGTAAACGACAAATTGTCCGATGAAGAAACTGAATACGACAGCGAATCCTTGCTGGCCGACAGCGCTTTTGAGCAATCAGGCGTCTTCAAAAAACTGGAATCTGCCGCGCAGAACTTCCTGAAAAAGGTGTGGCAGGCGCTGCGCAACACCGTCGCTGCCGTCAGCATGGCGCTTGCCGTTTCGCTGGGAACAAACGTTGTCATCAGCCAACCGGCAGAAGCGGCAACCAGCATGACCCCTGCTGCCGGTGAAGTGGTGATGAGCAGCGCTGCCAAGGCGACGCTCGACCACGTCAACGAGACCTCCGACAACGGCGGGCGTCCGTTTATTATCGCCGACAAAAAGGCAGGCAAACTGTACCTGATGAACGCGGAGGGTAAGGTGGTGGATACTGCCCCTGCCCTGTTCGGCAAGGATTCGTCCGATGCCGCCCGCACCGACCGGGCGACGGGTGCAGGCAAATACGACCTGACCTACAACCGCGACCAACGTCTGCCTTCAGGTTACGAGGGCAGCGTGCAGTCGTTCGACACCGGCACAAACGGCGAGACGTTTGCCATCCACCGCGTCATCGACATCAAGGGCGAGAACCGCAGTGGGCGGCTGGCAAGCGCCACCGCACGCGACAACCGCATCACCCACGGCTGCATCAATGTCCCGGCAGAATTCTACAACAAGCACCTCGACGGCGAGCTGGGGGCTGTGCTGTATGTGCTGCCTGAAACCGCCAACTGGCAGGGCAGCCTGTACCAGCCGACGGCGCGACAAGCCATGCAGGGCGCGCCTGCTGCAAGCCTGCAATCGGTGCAGACCCCCGGCGGCGTGATGACCCGTGAGCAGGTTGAGGCAATTGTCGCCGCCCAAACCTACAACCCGCAGGCGCACGTCGCACCCGCACAGGACAACGCCAACAGCCGTGGCGTGGAGCTTACACCTGCCGAGTGGGTGGAAGCGCTTGCCAACCAGCCTGCCATAACCCGCCAACCGGCTGTGGCGACTGCGCCTGCGCGCGTGCGCGGGACGGAATACACCGGGCAGGTGGCGTTTATCGACCCGGTGGTTGTCGGTGGCGTGTCCAGCAACCTGATGGAAGTGCCGTTTAACCAGCACACCCCGGCGGAATTGCAGGCAAGTGGCGTGTGGGACACCCAGCCGGTAACGGTTCGCGCCAGCGACGGCACGGGATTGTCCGATACGGCGATATGGCTTGCTGCCGCGTTCGCCGGTGGCGGTTACATGGTGCATCGCCGTGCTTCCAGAAAACGCGGCTTGCGTCGGGAAGCACGCAAGGTACGCGAGGAAGCCAAGCGCGCCGCTATGGCGGCAGAAAACATCGAAGCCAGCCAAGAGGCTGCCGACGAGGTTGCAAGCCCTGTCACGCCCGCACAAACGCAGGAAGCGGCACAGGAGCAAGTGAACGACAACCACAACGATGTGGCAGAAGCTGCGCGCGAGGATGGCACACACAACCCGGCGCCGACGAATCTGCAAGCAGCCCCGCAGAATATCGAGGGGGTGTTTACCGACCGGGAGCAATGGATTGAGTCCCTTGCCCGCCGCTGGGCGAAAGACCCGCAGCAGTACCAGCAGTTGCTGGAGATGATGGCGACGTTCGATTACCGCTTGGGCGAGGTGCTGTCTGACCGTGCGTATGAGCAGGTCGCGCGCGGAGATTTCAGCAACCGCCGCCGCTGGACGGGAGACCAAACGGACGAAGAACGCCTTGGCTGGCGCCAGTGGTTCATGAACATGGCAGGCGGGGCGACGATTGCTTTCGACAATATGCTGCACAAGCTGGGCAGCGCCGCGCTCGGTTACGAGGCGGACAGCGCCATCGCCACGCAGGCGCTGGCACAGGTGCGGTCAAAGTCTTCAGGCGCGTATGCCCGCATCCACAAGTTCTACATCGCGCCTCTTACCCGCAAGACGGAAATGCTTGCACAGCAATTGCGCCGTGGGCGGGGCGAGGTGGAGACCGACACCGGACGGCTGAAGACGGTACTGCACATCCTCAACGAAGGCGCGAAACACCAATGGGCGCAGTCGCAGGCTTACATCGACGCGCTTCAGGAGCAGTTGCTGAACACACACGAGAATATTGCCAAACTCGCCGCCGGTGAGCCGGTTCGTCCTGCATGGGAAGAAACAGCACGCAAGCTGCAAAAGGAAATCGACGAACGCATCGAACGGCTGGCGCGGGCGCAGGCGATGTTCGAGGGGCGTGAGGCGTGGGACAAGACGACGCCGCTTCCGGGCGGATTCACCCGCGCGCGGCTGGAAGAAGTGCGCGACGAAATTCAACAGAAGTACGGCGAGAACTACCAGCTTGTTGCAGACCACGCGCAGGAGCTGGCGGAAGCCATAAAAGGCATCCGCAACATGGCGGCTGCCGCAGGGGTTATCACCACGGCAGAGCTTGAGCTGTACAACCGCATCGGCTTCAAGGAGTATGTGCCGCTGTATGCCCCGCAGGAAGACCCTCGCATCGTGGACGAAGACCTTGCGCAGGTGCGGACGTCGCTGATGGACCGCGTCATGGAAGGCCTGCCGGTGCAGCAGGCACGCAGCGCCGGGCTGATGCGCGACCTGTCGCAGTTCGCCCGCGAAGGCTCAACGGTCGAGGCGGAAGACGCCTACACCAACATGAAGGTGTTTGCCATGAACATGGCAGGCCGCATCGGCCAGCAGCCGTGGTTGCAGGCGGTGCAGCAGTTGCACGAAGGCACCATCGGCAAACCGTACTCCGTGGCGGGCAACCTGTCGCCGGAAGAGCTTGAGGCAATCAACAAGGACGTCGAGGGCAAACTGCCTGGGCTGATTCGTGTGCGTCCGGGGCGGGAAGATTACCTGCCGCGGGAAATCAAAACAAAGATTACCCGTGACGGTACCCGCATCCGTCCCATCCGCGCCAAGGGCATCAACCAGTTCGGTGAGGTGGTGGATTACCACTACTATTTCACCGACCGCGCCATTCAGAACGAGGTGTATCACAACTCGGACGTGAGTGAATCAACCATGATGCAGTTCCTGCGCGGCGCAGGCACCATCACCCGGTTTGCCGCCCGCATGATGACGACCTTCAAGCCGGTGTGGAACGCCTACAACTGGGTGCGCGATTCGTTCGAGCGCATCTCCATCATGCTGATGCGTCCGGTCAAGGACATGGACGGCAACATGGTCGGCAAGTGGACGCTGGCTGGGCATTACTTCCGCCATCTCGCCCGCCTCGGTGCGAGCATCGACGCGCAGAACGAGATTTATCGTTATCTCGCACAGGGCGAAGTGGTGACGGAGCTTCAGCGGACGCTGGACGAAGCCGTGGCGGCGGGCGCCATCAACCTGATGACGACACAGACCGACAAGCACTCCATCATGAGCGAGCTGAAGAAGTCGCACATTGACCGGTTGGCAGAGAACGTGTCCCGCTCGCTTGGCGCGGGTGCGAACAAAATCGGTGCAGGGCGGGTCAAGCAGGTGGGGGCTGACGCGCTGGAGTTTTATGTGTTGCGCCTGACGGAAGTGCCGCAGGTGACGACCGCGCTTGCATCCTACATGGCTTACAAGGACGCGGGCGTGAACCAGCACGAGACGGCAAACCGTGTGCGCGACCAGTTCGACCCGATGCGCAGCCGCAACGAGGTGGTGCGCAACCTGACCACGCTGTATCCGTTCGTGCGCTCCACCCTGTCAGGGCATTACAACCTGATGCGGACGTTGAGTGAATACTGGCAGCCGGGCGAACGGCTGGGGACTGCGATGTATCTTGCAGGCGGCATCGCCGGGATGCTGACGATAATGGCGCTTGCTGCCGGAATGCTCGGCGATGACGATGACGGTGTGCCGAAAGTGGCGCGTCTGCCAGCCGCCGTGCTGATGAACGGTGTACCGCTCAAAACGCCTTTCGGCGGTGTGTGGAGCGCACCTGTCGGCTTCGGCCTGCCCAAACTGCTGTGGGGTACGGCTGCCAACCTGTACAAGGTGATGCACGGTCAGGCTTCGGGTACGGATATGTTCCGCAGCATGGTCGGGCTGGTAGTGGACAACACCTCGCCCATCAACACGGCATCCGGTGCGGCGTTTGACGAAAACCCCGTGGGTGCGTCCATCCTCTCCATCGCCCCTCTTGCGGCCATCCCGCTGGTGGAACTCGCCACCAACACCAAGAGCTATACCGGCGGCAAGATTTACAACCGCGACACGCCGAAGGGCGAATACGATTCCGAACAGGACAACTTCACCGTGCCGGAAGCCTACAAGGGGCTTGCCAAGTGGATGAGGCACGAACTGGGTATCGACCCGCGCCCGGAAACGCTCAGGCACCTCATCGAGACGTTCAGCTACGGGCCGCTCAAGGCAATCCCGCAGTCGCTTTTGAACGACAAGGGCGAAAAGACCCTTGGCGCGCAGGCGACGAAGGGCGAGCTGGCAGGCGCGTGGGTCACGGCGCTGGGTGCGGACATGGCGTGGTCGCCCAACGCGCTCAACGACGAAAACCGCGCGCGGCAGATGGTAGAAGAGCAGTATCCGGTTGTTATGCAGTACGGTGTTACGCTCAACGCTCACGGTGATGCCGCTGCGCAGAAGAAGCAGTACGGCATCTCCGGCAAGTCGCACTACCAAAAGGCGGAGCTGGTGCGGGCGAAGCTGCTTGCCGCTGGCGCCTCTCCCGCCGATGCGCAGTTTGTGTACGACACGCAGGTTTACGAAAAGGATATGCAGGACGCGCGCGACGAGTTGAAGACGGCCGCGATGGAATACATGGCGCTGCGCAAGGAAGGGCGAGACGACGCCCAGTTGCGCCAGCGTGTGGCAAACGCCAACGCGAAGGTGCAAAATATCACCCAAACCTATCTGAGGAAGCAAAACCGCCATGCGCTTGAACTGCAATCCGTTTACTGATGGTCGCTCCCGCTGCCGCGTACCGCTCATCGAAATTTGCCCGGCAACCAGCCAAATCCGGCTTGACCTGTCGCTGTGTGACCCGTGTTCCCCGTCCACCCTTGCGTTGCTCATCCGCAAGGGTGGATGTGCGGAGCGCGTGTTGGTGTGCGAGCAACCTGAACCTGTGCCGTGCGGGTGCTGTCCGCAACTGCCGCCTCGCCCGCGCTGGGTGGAAGTGCCGCGCCCGTTTGTGATTTATCCACTGCACGAGGTGGACTGCAACGGGCTTGCCGTGTTCGTGCTGGACGAGGCGATGGAAACTCTCGGCGCCGGACGGCTGGAAGCGGTCGTGCTGCTGGCGGTGGACGACACCTCACCTGCCGCCCGCTACGAGGCAGACGGCGTGTGGTACGGCGAGACGGACGTCCGGCTGGACGTGGACTACCGACCCTACGCCCTGACTCTTGCAGGCGCTGACACGCGCAACTACGCGCAGGAAAGGGGGTGCTAGATGTATGTGCCACTCTACGGGTTTCAGGCAGACTTGACCGAAACACTTGCCCGCGACGGGCGCAACTTGCCGGTTGGCAAGAAGGCGTACAATCATCTGCTTTCTCGCCTTGCCGACGGCGACTGGTCGTATCTTGAGCTGCGGCAGGGGCGCGTATCGGAAGTGGTGCGTGCCGAAAACGTCTGCGGGCGCATCGTGCTGTCGCGCGGACAAGCCTGCACGCAGGTGAACTGCCATCCGTGCGGAACATCGGTGTTTTTCATCATGACCGAACAGGGTGTGAAAGACGCCGTGTGCCAAATGACCGACAACGATTGCAACAAGGGAGACTGTCCATGAGTGGCAAATACAAGGGCTTTGAAGGTTTCAACTCTGACCTGACCGACAAGCTGGACAAATCGGACACCGACCTGCCCATCCACGAACAGCACCTTGCCGTACTGCGCGGACGGCTTGCAGACGACGGCGATTACACCTTCCTCGTACTGAACGACGGCACGCAGCTTGAGGTGGTACGTGTTATCAACCACGGCGGCTTTCTCAAGCTCACGCGCGGGCTGGAAGAGACCGCGCCCGCCAGCTTCCCCGTCGGCACTTGCGTCAGATGGGAGCTGACACCGGCTGCCGTGCGCGATATAGTCTGCCAAATGGAGTGCTGTCCATGAGCGCTGTCTTTTCCAAACTGGTAACGTGCATCCTGATGCTGGTCTTTGGCGTGCTTTTTGCATTCCATCAAATGCCCGATTACTACCACATGACGCCAAACGATTCCTACCGCTGGGCGGTAACACTTTTGGCGTTGTCATTTGCCCAGTCGATGATGACGGTGGCAGCGATTGCAGGCTGCAATCGCTGCCGGGTGTGGAGCGACTTCCTTTTACAGGTCACGGGCTTGGTGTTTATAATCCTTGGTGGTTTGTTCAGTGCGACCTACCCGCCTTTCTCGTGGGCGATGTGGGTCTTTCCGCTGGCAGGTATTCTCTGCCTGACAACCGGTCGTGATTTCAGCCGGTACTCAAGAAACAAACTGATGGAAGAAAGCAGGGATGGTTAATGCACGATTTTTTTACCACACACACCAATATGGTTGCAGGTGTCGGCACAGCGCTGTTTGCCGTGCTGGTCGGTACGCGCTGGAGCGAAATCGGTTTCAGGGATTACCTCATTATCGTGGTACTCGCCCTGCTTGCAACAGCCTTTGCCGTCGAGCGCTGGATGAGTAACGCCACACCCGTCACCTGCGCGCTCACCGGCTTTGCCGTCGGCTACCTCGCCGACGACGTGTATATCAACATCAACGCCACCCTGCCGGACTTCATCAAGCAGGTGGTTGGCGAAGGGATGCAATGGCTTCACAACAAGATACGCGCCATGCTGGGGCTTGAGCCGAAGGATGATGACGAAGACGATTAAGCCCTCTGCATGGAGGGCTTTTGTTTATTCACCTTCTACAGGCTGTTCGACAAGTGGCAAGACGTCTTTCTTCCAAACAATTTGCGGGCGCATCTTGCCACCATGTGCAGGCGTTACTTCCGTTATCCGCCCGTATTTTTGTCCTTCTTCAGTCAGTTCCCACTTGCCTGTTGCGTGATTTTTAATTTGCAAACCAGCCGCAGCCAGCCGGATATTTACCTTTGCCGGTTTTACCGTTGGTTCAAGCATTTCACCAAGCTCGGTCGGAATATACCAGTTGCTTTGTGTTTCTGACAGCAAGCGGGTTTGCCCGGTAAGCTCAAGCAGATTTACGCCGGACGTGCGGATAATTGCCCCGTTTGCACCGATGGCAGCGGCGTTACGGTCAAGCTCCATCGCACGTAGCATTTGATATAACGCACGAAACTCTGTCGCTGCGATTGTGACAGCACTTGTTGGCTCGGTAGCATTTTGAGCCTTCAATTGCCGTTCACAAGCAATAAAATAACGACGAGCTTCCTTGCCCTTAGCGTTGCGTTCAACCATCGCAAGCTCTTTCGCCATATCGAGTGTAATGTAGTATTCAATGCGCCCTTGCCAATTTTCGTAAGCAGTTGATTTTTCCGCTCCATTTTTTTGTGGAGCTGCCGGTTCAACCCTTAGGTAGTCTTGCTCTTCCTGAAAGTCGTAGTCTTCGATACGAGCTTTAATCCATGTAGAGAAGTCCTGTTTGCTTCCCAGAAAAACGTGCAGTTCACGCGCCGATACTGTTTCTACAGTATTTCCGGCAAGGGTTTTGGTGTGTAAAGTGATGAGATTGTTCATAAAATACTCCAAGCTAAAAGTGGCAGGGCGGTAGCATAGCGGAGCTTGGAAACCGCTCACCCTGCCATAACCGTTTTTACTTTGCCCATGCTACTGGACGCAGGTATTATAATCGAAAAACCGGAGGATAACATGACCAACCACAAGAACTGGCTGCTGATTGCAGGCGCGCTCGCGCTGCTGTGGGTAGGCTACGATGCAGGCAAACACACCGGGCGCGACGAGATGCAGGCGCGTGTACGCGACGCCGAAGAACAACTTGCAACAAGCAAGCGCTTCGCGCAGGAAGCGGCAGATGCCCACGCCAAGCAGATGAGCGAGGCGAGCCGTCTGTACCAGCGGGCGAAGGCGGAAGCGGAAGAAAAGCAACGTGAGCGGATTGTACGGGTGGAGAAAATTGTGGAGAAGCCCGTTTATCGCAACGACTGTATCGACAAGGCAGGGCTGGATGAAATCAACAAGGCGATTAAAAACCCCCGGTAAATACCGGGGGTTTTGGTTATTCTTCAGGCAGCTCAAACTTTGGTGCCGTAGTGTCAAGCATTTCAAAAAAGTGGTCTTTGTCTTTGGCGAGTTTCAACAACCCGCACACCAATCTCATGTGTTCTCGTAACGCAGATACTCCCCGGTCTCCGCTAAGTGATTGGTGCATTTTTCCTGCCTTCTCGTGCTTCTTGGCTTCTGCTTTGAGTGCCGGGCGCAAGCCGGGGGCAATGCGGTCATATATGATGTTGTTAGTGAGTGTACCAAAGAAAGATGGAAATTTCGTGTCACCTTTCTTCGGTGGAAAAGGCAGGTCGTAGAGCTTGCACAATCCTTGATAATAATCTTGCGGGAAGGTCTTGACCCACGGACGGAGTTCTTTGGCAATAAAGGCTTCCAGTATTTCTGCGAGCGCGTCTGCTTTGCGCATATATTGGAAGCCGGTAGCTTCATCGACGAGGGCTATAACACCTACGGTTGCGATTGCACGTAAGATTATTTCTGCCTGTTGTGCCGTTGCCAACTGGTTGGCCGATTCGATTACACCTTTTTCTCTCGCCTTTAAGTAAAGGTCGCACACATTCGGGACTATACGAACATCAAACCCTTCATATACATTACCGTCAAGTCCAACATACTGGATTTTTTCCATGTACTCCCGCAGTGTCTTATCCACGAATGGTTGCAAGTTTCTGGCATCCATAAACGCAGGTACACCCTCGATACGAGCGTTACCGCGCGGGTCACGACCTAGCGCACGAAAAACGGCACTATGAGTTATTACACGTTTTCCTGTATCCAAGACAGCCACATCAAGCAAAGTGCCGCCGAGAGACAGCTTGCCTTCAAATAGGGCTTTGGGCAATAATGCCTTCGCTTTCTTGGCTTCTACCATTTTGCGTGATAACCGCGCTGCTTTTGTTTCATTTGCCATTTTAATTTCCCAAAAATTAAAGTTAAATACTAGGATTCCTAGCGGTGCGTATAGTAAACATGGGAAAGGTAGTAAGTCAAGTAGCAACGGTAAACATAATTTTTCGTCAGGGCTGGTCTCACAAACAAGTACCTGAAAAATAATATGTTTTTTATCTCGTGTCGTTGTAAACAGGCTTACTTGTGTTGGACGCGGTCAAACTTAAAAATCAATGGCTTACAAAACAACAAGATTTTTTAATAGCAATGTTCAGTTTTTCAGGAGGTGAAAAATGAACGAACTGAAGTGGATTGCCGAAGGACGCAAGCTCATCGGCACAGACGAAAATGTAAACACCAGCCGTGTTATCGAACTGTGGCGCGACAGCTTTGAGGCTATCGGGCAGGCCGCACGAATGAAAGAATCCGTGTGGAATCAGGCAGCTACTCCGTGGTGTGGCTCGTTTGTTGCCGCTTGCCTCGCCCGTGCAGGTCTCGGTAACCGTATTCCAAAAGACTTTCCTATGGCACGAAGCTGGGTGCGTGCAGGTGCGTCCCTCGCCAAGCCTGCCTATGGCTGTGTAGTCGTCTTCACACGTAACGGCGGGGGTCATGTCGGCTTCGTCGTTGGTAAGGACAAGGCAGGCAACCTGATGGTGCTGGGCGGAAACCAAAGCAACCGGGTCTGCGTCAAACCGTTTCCCAAGTCGCGCGTGTTGGCGTATCGCTGGTGCGGAGAAACATCAGCCCCCGCCGAAGGAAGATACGACCTGCCGCTGCTTTCTTCTGATGGCAAGGTAAGTACGGATGAAGCCTAATCTTGTGTTGTGCCTGCTGCTCGCAGGCTGCACCCGCGTCACCGTGCCGTATCTCGCCCACGAACCGCCTGCCGACCTCACCCAGCCCTGCCCGGCGCTGCAACCGCTTGCAGGCATGACGGGTGCTGACATGACTCGCTGGATAATTGAGACCGCTCATTTGTACGCCGATTGCAAGGCACGGCATGAAGCGCTGGTTGAGGCGACACGGGTGCAGGGCGAGACAACAAGGTATGAGTGGAAGTAGGGTATTGAGGTTTTATGTTATTCGGACAAGAGACAAGACCAGTCACGGATTTTCTGCCACGCATCCGCGCGCACGTTGAGGGCGCAGACGAGGAGATGCTGCAAGTGCTGGCGATGGATGCAATCATCCAGTTTGTGCGCGACAGTCAGATTCTCTCGGAAATCGTTTGCGCGACGGTTAAACCGTGCATTGACAGCTACAAGCTGCACACCCGGCTTCGCCCTTACGAGGTGCTGGCGCTGCGGATATTTCAGCACGGGCGGCAGATTTCTTTTCACGACTTCCCGGCATGGGTGGAGCGGGATTTCAAAACGCTCTACATCGACCAGCAGGTGTGCCAGCCGGGGATGCAGATTGAAGCGGAGCTGTCTGTTGTGCCGGAGCGCGACAGCGACGAAGTGCCAGCAGTCATTTATGAAGACTGGGTTGAGCCGGTAGTTGCCTACGCCCTTGCGCGGCTTTACCGGCAAGTGGAGAACCAGTGGTACAACAACCCGGCGGCAGAAGAACAGTTGCGTATTTATCAGGAGTTCGTCAGAAAGGCGAACATCAACCGGGTGACGAAAAACAAGCCATTGCAGATGCGCCTTGCAGCGCGGCGTGGTTTGTGACCCATAAAACGCAAAAAATGAGCCACAAAATAATCTGTGGCTCATTTCGTATGCACAACCTTATACCTCACGGGCAGAGGTCGCCTCCCGTACGGCTTTCGCCCACTTGATATGCGGCACGAAACGGGCAGGAACCTCTACGGTTTCTCCCGTGGTCGGGTTGCGGGCGATGCGGCTTTCGCGCCGTACCGCGCCAATCTTGCCGAAGTAGTGCAGCTCAACCGTGGTTCCTTCGGCAAGGCTTTCCTTGATGACTTCCAGCATCTCGCCAATCACCTGCTCGGCTACCTTTTTGGTAACGCCCGTGCGTTCGGCAATGATGTCTGCAACGTCTGACTTGCGCAGGAAATGCTCCTGCTTCTGTTCGTTTTTCATGGATAACTCCTTAGTTTATGGACAGGTCTTCCCGTTCGGATTCTTCCGGTATCGGGACGTTCACAACGACACACGCGATGGTGCCGTTGCCTCGCGCGACGGTTTCCCGCGCAAGTTCGATTTTCGCCTCTTTGGCGTTGTATTTCTTCCGCAGCATCCGCATGAAGTCGGAATACACATATCCGTTCTCTTTGCACCACAGGCGCAGGGCTTTTGCCGATATGACCGCACGCTGCTCCAGCCGCTCGTACCTGACGGTAATCTCGCGTCCGTTGGGCATCTTGCGCACATAATTAACGTCGTTGAGGTACCCCTTCGTCGGTACGTCGGGCATCTCCGGCGGACGATGAGTAGATTCGACCACAAGGCGGTTTGGTTCGTGTTCGGACAGGAACTGCTCCAGCAGGGTGCTTTGGTCCACGACGTGCAGGCCGAGGTTGTAGTGGTTGGCTGCAATCAGGTCAGTCAGGTAAAGGTACAGCCGGTCAAGGTCGTAATCCACCAGCCCAAGCTCCTTGGCGATGGTGATGCCGACCATCATGCGTGTCGCCATGTACGTCCAGAACCGGTACTGCGCCGTCATGCCCGTATCCTGCCGTACCCGCTTTTCCATTTGGTACAGCCGCTCCTCCACTTCCTCCATGTGTGTCGTCAGGTAGCGGATAAACAGCTCGCCCGCCATGCCATAGTGCTTCGGCAGCTTGCGAATCAGCCGCTCGCTGGCTTCAAAATCCTCGCCCTGCATCAGGCTCGAGATGGGCGTTACCTTCACCTCCAGCACCCGGCTCATCTGCGCGCTGGCGTCCTTGCTGTGGTTGGCGAGGTTGGCAATCATGCTGTCGTTGGCACTCATGACTGGCAGGCATGACCAATAGGTGGAGTTGAGCTGCAACATCTCGCCACCCTGTGCCATCTTGTCCTTACCCCGCCCTTGCGTGATTTGGTAGCACAGTTCGGACGCCTCGCTGGGTATCAGATTGGTCATCTCGTCAAAGCCTGTGGCGATGCTGTTCATGATACCCAGCTTGGCAAGCCGGGCGATGTAAGTATCGTCCTTGTTAATCATCAGACCGGTACGCGGCGACGGGTCGCCGAAGACGCTAACACCCAGCGAGAGCGCCGCCGACTTGCCCGCACCCATCTCGCCGGTCAGAAACATCAGCGCGGCGGATTCTGCCGCACCCATGCTCATCAGCGGCGAGGCGAAAGCGGCGGCGAGCGTCAGTTGTCCCCACTCAAGCCCTTCGCGGTTATAGACGTTTGCAATCTGCTTCCACACTTCCAGTTCACCACGAGGGACAGTCAAACGACTCATGCGTGCCGCCTTTCCCTTCGGTGCAATCTCCACTACCTGCCCACTGGTCTTGTACAATCTGTTGCCCAGCAGGAAGTGCGTGTGGTGTTCGTCCCAGCCCAACTGGTCGCTCACCGTGGTTTCCTCAAGTGTGGATTCGGTTTGTTTCAGAAGGTCAATCAGCATGGATGCCATCCATTTTCGTTCTTTCTCCTGCAACAGGAAGCCGACCGCGCCCAAGTGCGCACCCAACCCTGTTCCCATCAGCGTCTCACCGGAAATCTCGATGTCATCCCAGCCACCCAAACGGTGTTTGCGGAAGATGTAGCTTAACTGCAACTCACCCTTAGGATTCATGCCGCGCACACGCTGCACCGGGTAAACCGGGTACTCGTAAACCTGTTGCCAGTATTTGTCGCCGTTGCGGTCAGGGATAAAGACAAAACACCCCGTGACATCCACCCGCGAAAACTTTGTTTGAATCGAAGGTATTTGCGGCATCTCCGGCTCGCTCGCGGCTTCCGGTTCGTCTTCCATATCATCGGCGGGGGTAGCGGCTTCCGTCGCCACAGCGGGCTTCTCCTGCGTTTTTTCCTTCTCGTACTGCTCACGCAACAAGGGGGCGTCCGGTATGGCGATGGGCGAGTTGATTCTGCCAGCGAACACGCATCCCACGCACGCTTCAGGACGGTATTTGGCAAACGTCTCGCAACGCATGGGCGGCATATCGTTTGCTTCCAGCCACGCAAATTTTTCGTCGATGCTGTATTCCGTGTGCCACTTGGGGTTGGTGCAAAGATGTTCAGCCATCTCGCGACCACCCTTGCAGTGACGCAAAACGGACAAGGCTGCGCGCCACTCTGGTTCTCGCCCGTCGTTCATGGTGCGAATCTGCCTGCATCCGGCAACGACCACTTCGGCGTCCTTTTCCGGGTACACCTCCGGCGCTGCCTGAAACCAGTCCATCAGGTTTGCAGGTGCTTCAATCTTGCCAATATAGCTTGGTAGGGTGTCCGGGTTGATGGTGGGTAGTGCCAGCGGTTGCGGCTTGTTGCTTGTCGCTTTCAGCGGCTCGTATTTGCCCAGTAGCGCCTTGTAAAATTCATGGCTTTTGGCTTCACCGGCAACACGCACTTCCACAAGGTCTGCGTAGCCGCCTGCGATGTAACCCTTCATGTTCCATGTGCCGGGCAGGCGCAGGATGCGGACAACATCCGTGGTTGGCATCGGGTCGGCTTTCAGTCCGTGTTGTGCGCACGCCGCCTGCAAGCGGCTGGCGAGGTAAAACCAGTCGCTTGTTTCCACCTCGTCCGTGAGTGTCCAGTAAACGTGCAGTCCGTTGCGCCCGGAGTTCACCACCCACGGGCAGGGCATACCGGCATCCTTGCAGAACGCCAGCAGGGCGGTGAGCGCTTCCTTGCGGTTGGTGTAGGGCTTGCCAGCACCCGCGTCGATGTCCAGCCACAAGCTGCGCACGGCACGAACGTTTGTCCGCGCCCGCAGTTGCTGTTTCTCGCCAGCGGGTGTCTGCACCGTGTGCCAGCCTTGGCGGAAAGCGGCGAGGGCAAACCACACGTCCTTGGGCTGGTTGTAGCACTCGACGGAAATGCGCACGAGGTCTTCCACAAAGCCCACCGCTTGCTGGTTCATGCCGCTTTTGCCATCGTCGCGTTTCTGCAAGCCACCGTCGTCGGAGCGCGCGACAACGTAAATGCCGTGTTCGGGAAGCACGGCACGGAGGAAAGCGGAAACGGTCGGTGCGGTCATGGGGAAGCCTTGTGAGTTATTTCTTGTTCAGGTGTTCGCTGACGATTTCCAGCACCCGGTCGGAGCGCAGATGATAGCTCATTTCCGGTGGCACCGGGAGCGCGCCCTTGTCCACCAGCGTGTTCAGCACACGGGTTATCAGCACAAGGCGCTTGGCGATGTTCGGGTTGCGGATGGAGCGCTCGTAGCGCAGATACTTGTCCAGCGTGATATAGGGGATATTTGCCAGCTTGCACACGACCGGACGGCGAATGTCCGCCCGGTTCATGGCATGGTGCAGGTCGTCAATAACAGTTTGGTATCTCATGGGAAGTAGTGGCACGTCCCTGTGCCATTCGGGTCAGAGAACACCCATCTCGTCCTGTGCCGGAGGAACAGGCGGCTGGCTGCCAGCCCATGCAGGCTGTTGGACTTGCGGTTGTGGTGTAGTGGCAGCGGCTTGTTGCTGGTTGTCCTTGCCGGGGATGTACTCATACTCCACCTTCATCATGTTGTCCACCGTGCCGTCGGTGAGTGCCTGCATCATCACCTCAAGCGAGGCTGCATCGGCGAAGCGCACATCAAACACGCCCGGTGTTTTGGCGTTGTACAGGCTGAAGGCGACGCCGCCGCCCATCGGTTTGCTGTCGATGGAAAGCTGCACGCAAATCATCGGTTGAAGTACCCCCGGGTGCATTTGACAAAACTGGTTCAATGTTGGTAACAATTTAGAAAAGTTGGCGGTGTGCGCATGGTCGTTGCCTGTCTTGCGCAGCGAGTTGTAACCGATGTCCCATGAGTAGAGTTTGTGGGACGGGTCGCCTGCCAGCATGACGACTGCGCGCTGGCTGACTTTCTTCTGCACGAACGGCGCCGGGATGGGCGCGTCGTAAGGCTCGTTCGGGTCGGGGTAGCAGGATTTTGTCTGCACCTGCTCGCCTTCTTTCAGCTCATCGAATTTCTTGGCGTAGAACGTGTAGTGAATACGCGGGTCAATGGCGACAAGAAACACGTCCAGCGTGAGTGCTTCCAGCGTGGTATCGTTACCGTTGTCTTGCAGGACAAAGCGCCCGTTCTTGGTTTTCAGCACCGGGTAGCTAAAAGTTACGTTTTGTTCGGCCTGTTGCCATTGTGCTGCCAGCTTGGCGGCAATGTCCGCTGGCAGGTTGATGCTTGGCAGATTTGCCGCGCTAAAGGTTGCGACTTGGTTTGTCATGGATTACTCCGTGGGTTTGGTTGAAGAAAGGGGTTTCGCAGGCTTGCGTGGGGACGCCAACTTGGTTTCGGTAAAGTGGTTGAACGGACTGGCAGGCAGGATGTCGGCGTCCTTGGCGTAGGCTTGCTGGCTTGTCAGTACATCTGCATAGGTGAGCGTGCCTGCCTCGATGGCGTCCTGCTGTTCTTTCACCAGCTTGATGCTGACCAGCCCGGCGTTCATGAGGACGCCCCAGTTGTGGTTGCAAGCCTTTTCCTCAATAGCCAGCACACCGCCCTCAACGAGGCGCGCCTGTTGCAGGTAGAGGATTGCCTGCGTGTCGATGATGCCGTTCTTGATGAGCGCCAGCAGCCACTCGTCTGCAACTGCCCGGCCACCTTGTTCATCGGAAGGGAAATTGACCTTGGTGCTGGTGCGGCGGCTGAAGGTGCCGAGGTCGGCAAAGGCAAAGTGCTTCATGCCGGTGGCGTCCAGTCGCGCAATCATCTGCGTCTCGGCAACGGCTTTCGCCTCTTTCAGCATCTTCTCGGCTTCCGCCACCTTGCTTAATTGTTCGTTAACACGTAGAATGAACTCCGCACATTTCTTGTCGTCTTCGTATATCTCGGACGGGATTTCCAGTTGTCTCGCCATACGTTGCTCCTGTTGCTTGAATGTGTATAAGTGTAAGGCTTGATACTGCTTGGTGTCAAGCCTTTTTTATCGCTTGCGGGATAAAATATCACGCGTGAACAGATTGACGATGTTCCGCTCGATGTTCACGCCGTCTTCCAGCGCCTTGAACGCCAGCCGGTCTTGCTTGCCTGCCGACAGGTGAACCACAAAGGTTTCGCTCGCCGTCTGCCGCGCACTGGACAGACGCTCGAACATTTGCTGGTACATGAACGCACCGGTCAGCGGCACACCGTAGCAGATGATGTAGTCGGCACTCGCCAGCTCCACGCCGAAGGCGGTTGTGCGCGGATGGCACACCAGCACATGAGGCTTGCGCTCATCAAGGAAGTCGCGCAGTATCTTCGCCCGTGTCAGTCCGGTAACGCTCCCGTCGATTTTCTCGCATGAAAACCCTTCGCTTCTGATGAACTCCACCAGCAGGTCATTGACCGCTGTAAAGCTGGAAAAGACTACCTTCTTCCGGGGCGTCGCCCGTAGCAGCTCTGCAAGGCGCGTCAACTTGGGCGAGGCGTCCACCCGGATGATGCTGGTCTCACCCGCGCTATCCTTCGCCCGCACCGCGCCGCCTGATACCTGAAGCAGCTTCTGCGACAACGTAGTTGCCGTCGTGGCTTCCACCGTGTTGGTCTCCACCATCACCTGCAACTGCTCAAACAGCTCGTCGGTCAGCTCCTGCTGCTGTTTGGACAGCGGTACTTCCTCATGCACCACTTGCGGCACAGGGATTTTCATGAGCTGCTCCTTGTCAAAGCGGATGCAGGGCGACATCGCCTCTTTAACCAAAAGCTCATGCCCGTGTTTCGGCACCCACTTGAACTGCGACACCTTCGTCATCGTCTGATACTTCCAGCGCATGAAGTGGTCAGGCACCTTGTGCGGGTTGATGAGCTTCACCTGCAAATAGATTTTGTCCGGCGCGCCCGGTGTTCCCGTCAGCCCCCACCGGTACGGGCATTTACTGGCAACCATGTTGGCCGCCTTCCAGCGCTGCGTCGGCTTGCCGTTGCTGCCGCCATACTCGGTCAGCTCGTCGAAAACGCACACGCCGATATGCCCCAGCTCCACCTTGGTCTTCAGGATTTCCGCCACCTTGCCACCCTCCGCCCGTGACAGGCCGTCAGGGTTTATCAGGAAAATATCGGCAGGCACGTGGACTTCGCCGGTGCGGTCGTTGTGGATGAGCTGCACCCGCTTTTTCGGAAACCACTCATGGCAGGTCTTTTCCCACTCACCACCTGCGGCGACGGTGAGCGGCGCCACAATCAGCGCCGCGCGCACGCCCATGTAGCGTTGCAGATAGTCGATGGCAAGCAACGTCGATAGCGTCTTGCCGGTGCGGGGCGTGCTGGTGACGAAAGCGTAGGGGTTAGACGCAAGAAACGCTGCCGTCTCCATCTGCCACCACCAAGGCTTGTGTCCGTGCTTGCTCACTGGCGGGTCGTAATAAGTACTAAACGGGTCGCAGCCGCCGGTGTCGATGCCCATGTTGTCCAGCATCTTGAGTACGTCGTTGTGGTGCGGCAGGGCGATGACGTCGCCGTCCGGCAGGTGCAGGGTCGGGAAAAGGAAAAGCTGGTTGAGAAGCGCCAGATGTTCGGGGTCTTTCGGCGCCGGGACGACAATCTTTTTCAGCCTTGGGAGAACGACTGCCATCACCACACCGCCAGTTTGTCCACGTACTTCTGCTTGTGCGCAGGAAGGGGCTTGGCGTGCGTTTTCAGCCAGTTCACCAGCACGTCCAGATTGCCACTATGGATGCACACCCACTCGCCCCCTGCAGCGCGTATGGTGGCCGCCTGACGTGCCTGCATCGCTTCATTCGGCTTGGGCTTCAGATGCAGCTTGCAGTGGTAATTGTTGTCGTCCTTTTTGATTTCCACCCCCAAGAAATGTCCGCCGACAAGAATGATGCGGTCGGGATGCCCTGACGCACCATAGCCGAAAGTCATCGGGCAGAAAGTGTAAATATTGCTGAACGCGATGTATGGCTCAAGAATACGCTTCACGCGGTCTTTGACCGCCTTCTCGGTTATTGCAGGCATGGGGAAACCTCCTGAAACAGGATAATAAAAACGCCGCCCGAAGGCGGCACAACTCATAAGACTGCACCGGGCGAAGCTAAAGGTCTTGGCTTCCCCGTTCAGGACATCCCCGCCCGGTGCAGTCTTATGAGCTGCGCTTGCTGCGAAGGTTACGCGCGCGGTTGGTATGTGTGGAGACGATGCGACGGTTGCTCTTGGCGTTGGTGCCGCCACGGGAAAGGGGCTTGATGTGGTCCACATCCTTACCCTTGAGCGCCGACTTGCCATATTCGGCAATCGCCTGCCGTCTCGCAGTATTGCGCATCGCCCGGTTCTTTTTCTGCTCCGGCTTGCTGTGGTACTGCGCATACTCGCGCTTGTAATCGCGTTTTTTCGTCATGGGTTTGTCCTTGTGAAATGAGGGGCAGTGGCCGGACTCGAACCGGCGACCAAACACGCTCATCGTGTACATTCTACCAACTGAACTACACCACCCAAAAAGTCCGGCAAGGATAACATCTTGCCGGGAGAACAAAAAGCCCTAAGAGGAAAAACCATGTGAAATCCAATCCACATGAGGCACGATACCGCCCGGCAACCGGAACAGTTTGAAGCGAATATCGTGCCTCATGAATACTGGAATCCGCTGGCGCCTTCTTGTAGTCATCCCCCACATGAGGAAATCCACCACCAGCGGATGTGTGTATATTACGGACGAAAACCCTTGTTGTCAAGTGTCTTCCTGCTCGCGTGCCTTGGGGGTTTCTCCCGTTAAACTCGCAAGCCACCACAAAACACGCTCGCAGCCTACGACTGCTCGCGTGTCTTGGGGTTTCTCCCGTTAAACTCGCAAGCCACCACGTCGCACCACTGCTTGCATAATCCGCCCGGCTTGGGCTGGAAATATTTGTGCATAATGCACTCCATCAGCAGCCCCATGTTCATGTTCAGCGTGAGCAGTGAGTCTCCCGGCTTGTAATACTGCACGTCGCTCTCGCCCTTGAACAGGTAAACAAACACCGTGACAATCTTCGTGGCATCCGGGTAGTGGGCGGCTGTGCATTTCTTGATGAAGTCGTGCTGCGTCTGCGCATCGCGCTTCTTGCCCGTTTTCCAGTCCACGCAAATGATTGTCCTGCCGTCTGCCGATTGCAGCATGGCGTCCACGATGCAACCCTGATACGCCTTGGGGTAGTCCCACGCACACGGCTTGCCCTCGTAAGTAATCGCCAGCTTTTTCTCTGCTGCGAGAAACACCTGCCGCATCCGGTCAAGCGTCGGCTGTAACGGAAGCAGCAAGGAAGGGAGCGGTCTCCCTTCCTTCAGGTAATGTTCGATTGCCGCGTGCAAGAGTGTGCCGAACTCGGTGTGCTTGCTTCCCTCAAACTTCACCTCCCGCGTAATGTACTTCGCTTCGTACTGGCGCGGGCAGGTGAGGAAGGTTTGCAGGCTGGTCGGTGACTGGCGCATCATCGGCAGGCAACCAAAGAAAGCAATATTAACGCCCGGCACACATCTTCAGGCAGGCTGGTTTCCATTATCAGGTGTCTTAATTTCTCCACTTCTGCAAGATTGTGCCTGCTCACGCGAGTCTTCACCGGTTTATTTTGCAGCGCCTTTTCACATCTGCCCAACTTGCCGCGCACACCTTCAAGGTCTTCGATTGCGTCTTTGGTCTCATGGGCGTTCAGCTTTTCCAGCACCTTGCGCAAGTCTTCGGAAATCATCACCAGCAACGACCGGTGAGCGTCCACTCCGGCTTGTACAGTATGCTCACAGATTTTGTCTGCAAACCGGTACACATACGGATTCAGGTCTTTGCTGCCGTCGTCCTGAATTTTCAAATGAAAACCGCACTCCAGCGCAAGCTGTTTTATTTGTTCTTTAGTCATTTGATTACCTTCCTGCAGTTGGTACAAGTACAAAATGTTTGTGTCCCCACTTCACGACATTCCCATTTGTAGCGTGTGTGAATACACCAAAATTGTTTCCACTTGGTCTTAAAGTCAATCATTTTGTTTCTCCAGTTAATGCTGCCCACGATACGGGATAAAGCGGGGCAATAATGTCGCTCACCATACCGGCAAGCTCCCTGATTTCCCGTTGTGCGTGACTGTCTGCACGCAGATTGTAGAAACGTGAAAACGCCAGCAGGCTTCCCGTCCACACCCACTGCGTCATCACACCCTGCGGCAGGATGAAACGTGCCTGTTCGGGGGCAACACCCGCCTCGATGAACCTGTTGTACAGTTTAATACAGGCTTCCATTGCATCCTCATAGTCTTCCTGAAAGGCAGACTGCTCCGGGCTGGCAAACGCCACGCCGCTGCCCTGCTTGACGCTTGGTGCACGCTCGCGAAACACAGGCAAATACCAGTCAGGTTCTTCCGACACATAGCGGCGGGATATTTCCGATTCCACGAAACCCACCTTGTGCTTGAAAGCCTGCGCACGCACGGCGATTGGCGCAGTTACCCGCAAGGTGATTACCGCATGGGCGAAAGGAATTTCGTGTTGGTTGCGGGCAAGATAACGAATCAGCCCGTGGTTGGCATCCGGCGGATACGTTTCTGCCCGTTTGTCGAAACTGACACGGGCTGCGCTGGCGACACTTTCGTCATTGCCCATGTGGTCGATGTACTCAACGTTCATTTGCCCGCGCATACAAACCTCCTGAGGTCAGGTGCCTCGTAATTCCTGCCCTTTTTCACCTTGCCCGCTTCGTCAAATACCGGCTTGCCATCCTCGAACTTGGTGAAATTGCTCCGGTTCACCTCAACGAGCGCCTGCTCCACGTCAAAGCCCAGCATATACCCCAGCCCCACACAGGTCACGATAACGTCGCACAGGGCGTCCAGCGTCGGTACAGATGCTGGATTTACCTGCACCGCACCCAGCCGTAATTGGGACGCAAGGTCAGACAACCCGCCAAACGGAATATCACAGGCTTCAATCAGCTCTGCCACTTCTTCCATCACACACGCTGCCTGCACCCGCACGTTGTCCGCAGTGGGGGCAGGTACTGCCGACGTGAACCAGTCACGGATGGATGCGGTCGTACTGGTAGCTGGCGGCTCGGCGAAGTAACGCCCGTACTCACGGGCAAGCATGGTGTTCACACAGTAATCCCGTGCCGCAAGTGGCGAGGCGAATCCTTTTTGCAACTCCGGGCGCTTGCCGTCTGCGGTCATGCTCGCGGTGTAACTGCCGTCGGCGTCGCCGACAACCGCAAGCTGCAAGCCCATTACGCGGGCGCACCATGTGCCACCATCAAATGTCCAGTCAATCGGTTTTGGTTTCATTTTTGTTGCTCCTGTTGTGCCAGTTTATATCCGGCGCAGAAGGCTTCCCACGCCCAGTTTACCCGGAAATCACGAAAGACAATATGTGTCTCCCCTATCCGTGAATAATTCAGTTTGACACCGTAGGCATTACGATAATGACTTTGGTGTTGCTGCCAGTCTCTGAAAGCAGCCGCCATCGGCGGAAGTTTGGGTTTGGTCATTGTGTTTCCGCCCTTCTCATAATATCCAGCAATTCTTTCGCCCTCTCCTGTTCTTCCGTTTCATCTACCAAAGATTTGCCCCCAAGTTTCCTGCGGACATATTCGGCTTCTTCACGATGCCCCCGGTCGTCCAGCTCATTCGCCCAATGCCGCAAGTGCGTGTATATTATTGGCCAAATCATGCTACTTCCCCCTCACGGTTAATGTAGTCGCGCAAAGCAGCGTTTGCGCTCACCCGCATTTCCTCTGTGTCCTGCTGAACAAGAGCCAGTAATCGCTCGCGCACATACTGCGCGTCTGTCGGGTGATGCGTCGCCTCAAGCTCTTGCGCCCAGTAGTGCAGGTGGGTTTCAATTAGTCCGTAAGTAAGTCCACTCATACGTATTCTCCCACATTTATTGTCTTTAACTCCGCGTAGTTTCTGCCAACATCTACCTCACAGTCCAGCACACCCTGCGGAAACCACGGCGGGCTGGTCGTCATGGCGCGATGGTGGATGACTGCGGCTTTGGCTGCATACCTTGCAGGCACAACCGACACCCATTCGTCATGCACGTTCAGGTTAATCGGCACACCGGCTTTCGCGATTTGCAGAGCTTGCCACTTGAGAATGGCAAACGACAAAGCCTGCGTCAGGTTTTCGCAAAGTTTACTTCCCCACACACGCACAGTCATTGATTTGCTTCCCTCAAACTTGTCAAATACATAATTTGTTTTTCCAGTGTCGTCTGCTTCTTTGCGTAAATTCTGATACCACATATAAGTTCCGTTAGGGAATTTTATTGACGGTATGGTTACGCCGTGGAATTTGCTTGAACCATCGGCAAAAAACAAATTGTCATTCTCTCCGCCAAACCACATTTGCTGCCCGCCATACATGACATCCAATGCACGCTGGCAAGTTTTCCAAAATTGGGTAATTGCAGTATTCTTTTGCCTGTATGCCTCTACTATTTTATCCGCCATTTCAGCGGCAGCAAAATTCTTTTCCAAAAGCATTCTGTTTCTGAACGTAGCTGCGGACATTCCATAGCCACACGATAACACACCCTGCTTCCCGATGGCGCGCATATCTTTCCCCTCGGCAGTTTTTTCAACTTTTGCAGCTTTCAGAATTTCGTCATAGCTTTTGTGATAAATAACCGTCGCCATATCCACATATGGGTCTCCGCCGGTTATAAAAAGATTCACCAAATCTTTTTGGTTTGCCTCTACGGCAACCCCACGGGCTTCAATCTGACTAGAATCCGTTGCAATAATTACATGACCTTTTTTTGCACGCATACTTTGCCGCAAAACGGGTTCTTTTGACCGCTTGGGCAAATTTTGCACGTTAGTCTTGGAACTCTTCCCCCCTCCTCCGTAGCGAAGCGTATGCGCCGCGCCGTACTGCAACACCACCGGAAACAGCCCACGGCTGGCGTTATCCAAAAATGTCTGTGTACGGGTTTCTTCCATGCTGGACTGCGCGCCCAGCTTGGTCTCCACCAGCAACCGCACCAACTCATCATCATGCTCCAGTAGCGCAAGAAACTCGGTGTCGGTCTTGCTCACCGCCGGAATCATCTTCGCCTGCTTCTCGCTCCACTTCATCGGGCAGTCCACCCCCAGCCGCTCCAAGAGGGCGACAAACTTCGCACTTGAGCGAAGGTGCTTGTGCAGCTCATCGATGTCCGTGAAACCCATCTGTACAGCCAGCGCGCCCAGTTTTTCCTGCCGCTGTGCCTCAAGCCGTTTGGCATAATCTTGCAACAGCGGCACGTCAAGGTCGAACGCGGGCATCGTCCACATCTTGGTGGTAATGTCGCTCATCAGCAGCTCGTCGGTCGGGCAGAAGGGAAGCATATACTGGTAGAGGGCATAGCACAGCTCGCTGTCCAGCTTGCAGTAGTCGCCATACTCCTGCCATTGTTGCTCCGTCATGTCATCTGCGTGTACGCCCAGCATATTGTGAACCGTGCCACGTTTCTGTTCGGCAACAAGCCTCTTCTCCTGCATCCAGCCGGACAGCTTGGCGAGGGACTTGCCGCCTGCAACCCGGTCAAGCCCGGACAGCTTCGCCATAATCACGGTGTCCACCGTGAACAACGGATGGATGTTGTAGCGCAGCCCCAGTATGCCTTGGTCGAATTGGGTATTGTGGCTCAAAAATGGTGAAGTTTCATGAGTTTGGACTAATTCTCTGATACGCTGTAACCATTCCTCCCTCCGGTAAAATTCGGTGGGGTTATCCCCCACCTTGATTGACACACCAATCATTTCAAACTGGTCACAGCGGATATACTTTTCGGTCGTGATTTTGGAAAGGGAATATTCCTTGTCGTAATAAGTTTCAAAGTCTATGACGACAGGCATGCGCCAGTTTATCTTGCTTGGGTCTTTGTACAGGTCAGCGGGTTTCATAGCAACTCCGGTTAGCTTAAACCATTTTCATAAGTTCATTGGCAAACATTATCGCTTCTTCTTTCTGAGTAAAGCAAAGCCCTTTCGCGAATATCCGATTGTCAGTGCAGTCATTGTCCCACACAAATTCCTGCACGTTATCCTCGTTGGTCAGGTCAGTAATATAATACTTCATACCCGGTTTTATCTTGCTGGCAAACCGTATCATCCGCACCCAGCGCTTGTACAAACGTTGCAAGTCTTCAGCCGTGCAACGCGGAAAATCAGTTTGCTCTATCTGTTCTGCAACTTTCTCCGGGAAAGAATGTGTGTTTAACGCACAAATCAAAAATCCGGTTACGCCACCTTTTTGTAAACGCTCAAGCAGTTTCTTGCTTTCTTCGGCAGAAACATTGTTGCTCCAACATTTTTTGAATACCGCTGCTTGCTCATGAAATGTGCGAGGAAAATAGTCATCAGGTATTACTGGTTCTTCTTGCAGGTCAGTACAAAACTTCTCACAGAACATTTTAAGTTTTTGTACATTGTAATGCCTGATTGGTACGTCGTTGTTAAACGATACACCATCTTCTTCCCAAATGGTAAAACAGCATTTATATCCCCACAGGTAATACAGCTTTTCAGTCATTGCCTGTATTTCATCATACAAACCTGTTTCGGTCAGCTCAAACCGCATCCGGTTGCGCAAGTCATCGTAGCAGCCTGGGTGCAGATAGCGGTTGTTTGCCAGCTTGCACATAACCGCTGGCGGGGAATAAGGGCGCAAGCAGGTCATAAATTCCTGCATCTTGTCGTACTTAAAATCGGGCAGCATTTCCACCATCAAATTGGTCGCCGCATACCAAAACACTTGCGGCAAATCTTTTCTGTCTCCTGCCGCATTCTGTAAACGCTGTGTAAACTCTTTCATTTTTTCCCCCAAAATACATAATCAACTACTACGGCAATCAGCGCGAAGGCAACAGCAAATACTGTCGCCACCAAACTGAAACAAACGCACCCGACAAACCAGTCAAGGGCGTTTTCTGCAATCGCCTGAATCATGATATAGCTTCCAGTCGCAATTCCTGCAACCGATGTGCTGGTCTGCTCATTCTTCTTTCTCCAACGCGGCTTGAAGCGCTGCTTTCAAGCTGGGGAACACATTATTATGGCGTAACTGCTTATTATCGAAATCATCGCCGTCCCATCGCACCTCGTCGAAACGCACTGTGTGTTCACAGTCGTCGATTACAAACCAATAATATTCTCCTGTTTCCGGCTTCCACTTGGTTTCTTCTTCAGGCATCTTTGTTTTGGTAAAAACTTCTGAAAACAACTTCAGGCTATGACAAAACGGCAAGTCAGGTTCGTTTTCCAGATTTGCACTCAAGAATGTATAATGCAAACGTACGCCAAAAAGCGCTCCTATTTCATCATGCAAACGTTTCACAAGTTTGCGTGTTTCTCCCTGCACGATTTTATTCGACCGGTACGATTCGTACGACGCCAGCTTGTTCAACTCGTCGTACTCGCCGGGGTGCAGATAGCGGTTGCTTTTCAGCGTATGTAATACTTGCGTTCGTACATAGTAATCTAATACCCCGAAGACTTCGTCCCATTCTATTTCTTGTTTCTCGCCCATTAACTGCACAAGACTGTTTGTTACCGCCAGCCAAAAATGATGCGGAATAACAAGTTGCTTGTCATTTCCGTGCATCGGCGTCAGCGATAATTCTTTTACCGCTTTAACTGCCGCTTCCAGTTTGACTTTCAATAATTCAGTATTCATTTCTCTTCTCCAATTAACCACTCAAGATACTGTTTGGCTTTCTCCAAATCCTGCACGCCGCCCTTATATGGATAACGGGCAATATATTTGATTACATTCCCCCGCAGAAAGCCCTTGAACTCTTCAGGCGAAAGCCAGCGTTTAAGAAGTTCTACCGGCTGTGGGGTCAGGCGACGATAATGGTCGCCGCCTACCTGTTCTTGTGCCTGCCTGCGCAAGCGCGCCGAATCCGCAAGGCCTGCCGCTGTCTGTATATCTACTGCATTCCAGCGAGGGAATTCACCCTGCAAAAAATTTTTCACCAGCGACGGCAGCTCGTTAAATTCTTCTCTCGTTATCGGATAATACGCATCTTCCGGCGCGTCTGCACTGCGGCGATAACCTACGGCGAACGTCCGCTCGCCGGGTTGTGTGCGTTTGTAAATAACACCACTATATTCAAATTCAGACATCGCAATCCTCGCCCCGGTGGCACCTGCCTGCTTTTCAATCTCCGTCATCTACGTCTTCCTCGTATCTCCGGTACAGGTAATCACCTGCTTCTTCGAGCGTGTCTTCATCAACATCAACGCCCCAGTCATTCTTGTAGATTAACTCGTGGAAACGGTGGTAGTTGATATCATGCTCGTACAGCACACGCCCCAAATTGTCGTCGCCCTGCCCGAAGTATGCACCTTCCATGAAGGCAATATCCCGGTATTTGTCAGCCTCGTCCAGCCGCTTCTGCGTGTACCGCAGCGCCGCCTGAAGCCGTCTAATAACGGCATCTGCCTCCTCTACCGTGTGCGGTCGCTCCAGCAGCGTCAACGAGTCGCTCATGGGGATATGCTGGTTCATTGCGCACCTCCGGGGTAGTCTGCAAGTTCTTCGGCTTCCATGCGGCGGTTTGCCGCAATCAGGCTCTCAGGCTCGCCATGCAGCGGGCAAGTGGTGTCCATCCACCACGAGCGGGTCGTGCCGTCAGGGATGCCTTCGCCGTGGTGGTTGTCATGCACGGGGCAGGTGCAACCGCAGGCAGTTGCGGCGGGTGAACCGGGGTTCACGTTGGCTCTGTTGTAGATTTGAATTGTCATGGTTTTCTCCATTCCGCTTTAGCGGATGTGTATTCCTCTTGGGTTTTGGGTTTATTTGCCTTCCCACCAGCGCTGGCAAGGAAAGGTGTATGCCCGCTCAAGTGCGTTACACACCGCACCGGGGCTTGCAAGATGGTTCAGCGGCAACGGACGCGGGCGGAAGCTGAGTTCTGGCTGCGGAAGTGTGCATGGCGGGCGCGCCACGGTCAGATACAGCGTAACCGGAAGCGCGATGGTTCCTTCGGCGCGAATGGATGCACACTCGTGCCAGCACACCGCAGCCGCCTGCATTATCAGCTCCGGCAGGTCGCGTGGCAGGTAGCAGAAGGCGTAGCCGTTCAGCGAGCGCCCGTCGAACTCCGTGCCGATAATAAGGTCATCTGTTACCATCAGCTTGCCCGGCTTTGGCAGGTTGCCCGTGTAGTGTTTTAGAAAGGCGCTGGCGCGCTTGGCAGCAAGCTCCGCACGGGTGGCGTTTGCAGTCATCACGGGCTGAAACAACGGCACGGCAAGCGACAATGGTTTGTCCGGGTTAAACCCCTGCCGCAGCGCGCGCCAGTAGTCGGCAGGGACAATGCTCATATCCCTGCGCATTTTGGGGGTGATAAATGTCGCCCGGCTCATAGCAGGTTCGATATTTCGGTTTCGAGCGCTGCAAGCGAGGTGGGGTTCACGTCGCCTGCGTCGATGTCAGCCGCCAGCAAGTTTATCTGCTCCTCGCCCTGTACCTCTGGTTGAAGATTGCCAGCGGGGTCAGGCTGTGGGGCATACAGGTCGCCAAGGTCGCCCATCTCCAGTTGCGGCTCCGATTGAGCTGGTTGAGCTGGTTGGGCTGGTTGAGCTGGTTGTTCGTCGGCCACTTCAGTCTCCTTCGCCTTACGCGAGCGCTTCGGCTTTTCTTGCTGGCTTGCCGCAAGCTCCGCCAGCGTCTTGTTCAGCTCCTGAAGCAGGGCAGTCAGGTTGGCAATCTCTGCCGTTTGCGCCTGCACCTGCGCTTTCAGCGTGGCAATCTCGTCGTGGTTCTGTTTGGCACGTTTGTCGGCGTCAATCAGCATCTGCCGGGCAACGGTCAGCGTCTGCGGCATCGGATAAGGCGATTTGCTCCCCTGTTGCAGCCAGCTTACCAGCTTGGCGAAATTGGCGTACATCAGGTCGAGTTTTTCGGCTGATACTTTTTCGGTTATTTGAGTCATGGGTATTGCTCCGTATGTGTTTTCAGGTTCAAAGTTTATACAGTTCAGGGAAGAATGTCAATCGGGCTACCGTCGATGCACACCGTGGACGGGTATTCTGCACGGCGCACGGATGCTGTCTGCATCAGGTCAAGGCAGGCGCTTGCGGCGTCAGGGGTGCCGGTAATGGCAGCCAGTCGCTCCGGGTCGGTCTCGCCGTGCTTCAGCAGCCCGGTCAGCCCGTGCAGCTCCGCGAAGTCCAGCGCGTAACTGGCGCTCCACTTGGCAAGCCCGATGACTTTTGACTGGCTCATGATGCCGTTGTCATACAGCCTGCGCGCCGGGATGTCGCGCACATACATAAGATGCGCACACAAGCACACCAGCGCCGGTTCTGCCCGGATACGCCGGATGCCTGCCAGTTCGTTTTTGTGCAGACGCTCCCGCAGCTCTCCGCGCACGTGAGGGCGGCCCTGAACGTCGGCGGGCTATGGCACGCGCAGCGATGCGAGCATCGTCGTGTGCGTCTTTAAGGGCTTCGATTTCGGCGTACAGCCTGCGGATGTGCGCCAGCAGTTGCCGGTTAATTTCAGCTTGGGTCATCGGTTGGTCTCCCATGTGAGGGTTGCGTGATAGTACGGTCTCCGCCCCGTTTTGACGATAAAGCCTTTGGCACGAAGTGTTTTGAGAAACTCTCGCGTCGGGCGGGCGGCGAGGACAAACAGCATCATGTGTCTTCCTGCGATGGTCGGCAAATGGCAGGCAAAGTGGCGCTTGCCGCCTGCACGCACCCACTCGTGGCGCAAGGCGGGCGGCAGGTCGGCGTCTGCCACCAGCTTGACACTCTGCGCCTGGCGACGGGTAGTCGCCGTGATGGCGGCGGCAACGATGCGGTTATGCAGGGTTGTGGCAAAGCATGGCGTCATGGGTCAATCCCGGTAAACCACAAGATGGCACAGACAAACAGCATGACAAGAATTATCATAGCGCCTCCCGCACCTGACGCTGGTATTGTGGTTGCAATGGCGGTGCGTTGTGAGAGAAACGGAAAGGGCTGGACAGCTTGCGGTAGCGGATGGCGTACTGCCAGCCGTCGGCGGTGAGGATGAAGCGCTTGCGGTGAGGATGCAAGGCGGCGTCAATCTTGCAGGCGCGCGTAGCGTCTGCAAGGCTGGTGTGGGTGGAAGTGCTGAATGAGTCCTTGCCGGTAACGTAGAAGCAAACAAACGGTCGTTTGTACGCAAACGTTATCTCAAGCTCACGCCCGCTCACGGGGTGGTTGTAGTGCAGGGTCAGCATGGCTTGTCCTCCAGTTTGAGTACGGTTTTGGCGCCACAGTGCAAAATAGTAAATACCATATCCAGCGCACAGGCTTCATCCCAGCCCTCGTAGTCTTCGGCGAGGTAAACGGCGCGGTAGCCAGTTTCGTTTCCATCCTCGTCGAGGGCAGGTTCGTCAAAGTCGATTTTGCCTTCCTGAGCATCGTCATACCAGCGCGCCCAGTCGGCGTCTGTTTTGGTGTTATCATACAGGTAAGGGTGTTCAGCCAGTACCCACTCACAGGCGGCGCGCTTCAGGGCATTTAGTTGTTGGTCGGTCAAGTCAACCATGTTTTTCTCCTTATTCGTTCTAACTGGTAACACGGCTTTTTCGCATATAGTCGGGCTGCCATCGTTTAGAGTGTAGGCTAACGTCAATTCGTAATATTTGCTGGAAGCATCTTTGTAAACCTCATCATTTGACACCGGGGAAACTTTTACTTCGTGAATAGTGACTGAATTGGTCATGGTTATTCCTCCGTATCAAGGCCGTCAAGCAGTTTTTCACAGAGAGCGCGCGCAAGGATAAAAACCTGTTTTCGCGTAACACCGCGCCATATTGGTTCCTGCTCCACCGGAGCATAGTCGCAGAAAGCGTCTGCATCATCGCGCAAGGCGTCGCACAGATATTCCACATCTTCCACATGGTCGGTGCGGTAGTCGCCCTCCAGCAGGCGGATGGCAAGCTCCGGCAGAGTGCCTTTCTCGCCGTAGTACGGGCTGAAGTACCACTTGCAAAGCCCGTGGTCGGCGTCCAGTATGAGTGCGTCGTAGCCGTTGGTAAGAAAGACGCTACCGCTTTGCGGATTAAAATCGAGGTAAACACCTTCGTTGTCAAACGATGGGGGAAGGTCGTTGTTGATGCCCTGCCCTGCATCGGCGTAGGCGCGCAGCAAGGCGGTGGCGAGGTTTAGTTCGCGTGCACCAAACTGGTCAAGGGTCATCATCGGGTTAAGGGTGTGCATGGTTTGCATGATTTGTTCCTTTTGGCTTGTGGTGGGGTGGATGCCTGCCACGGGTCGAGCGGCAGGCTGGATGGTTACTGGCGCATACCCATGATAACGCCAGTGATGTTTGTTGCCCAGTTGTAAGTGTCGCTTTGCAGCCACATGAAGCACTGGCTACCCGTCATCTTGAAGCGTGCACCGGGGAAGTCTGCCCTGTTGCGCGTGGCAGTTGGCAAAATGGTTGCGAAGTCGGCGAGATAGCCGAGATTCAGGGCGGTTACCGGCACGGGCGGAAGGCTGGTGTCAAAACTGATTTCTACCCACGCAGGCAGAATCTTGCTGAAGTTGGGGTATTGCCCGCCGATGGTTAGCAGGTCAAGGGTTGCTATCGGGTGGGTGTCCTGCCGTGGGGTCGGTGTGCCGTAACAATCCAGCCGGTAAACGGTGCCTTCTGCCGCGTTGGGCAAGGCGTATGCTTGCTGGCTGGTTGGCGTAATGCGTGTCTGCACCGTGCCTTTGGGCAGCGTTGGCGGCAGAAAGGTAACACCTTCGGCTGGCAACCATGCAGGCAGGTCGTCGCTGGTTAGCCGTTGGGTTGTGTCGGCGTCATCGGACGGCAAGGTGGCAGGGTCGAAGGGGTCAGACTGTATGGCAGGCGAGAGTTTGCAGGATACCGCCATGTGTCCGTTAGTCGCCTGCCATGCGCACATGACGCGGTCAAGATGGAAACCACACAGGTAATAGCGCGCGTCGCGTTTGGGATGCGCGGGGAAAGCCGCAAGGGCTTTCCACATTTCAACGGGGATGTATGCGCCGTCTTCGAGGAAGGCGAACTTGGCGTGGATTTTGATTTTCTTGCTCATGGTTTGGTTCCTTGGTTGCTTGAATTTCGTCAATCATTTCCTGCAATTCTGCAAGCGCTGCGCGCTTGTACGGAGCAAAGACCTTGTTTCTTTTGCCGACGCCTGCAAGAGCATTGCAGGCGGTTCCCAGCAAGTCGGCGCGGGATTCCCAATACTCCACGATACGGTAAGTTTCCGCATGGCGCGAGCGGTCGTCGCGGGAATAAACCCGCAACGTTACCACTACATGATGCCGGTAATATTCGAGGATGACGGCGATGATGCCATTTGCCAAGTCATAGCGTTTGGTTGTGTGGGGCATGATTTACTCTCCTGATTCGTCAAAGGTTGCCTGCATGGACTGCGCCAACATGGATGCAAGCGCGTCGTCCGTGTTGAAACGGTCGCGCAGGTGTTCGCACGCAGCCAGCAGCGCCTTTTTACTTTTGCGCTGCACGGCAGCGGGGCTTGCAAACAGCCAAAAGTTTGCCGGGTCGCCAACACGAGTGCGCACATACCGGATGTTATCGCCGTCATAGGTGTAGCGCATGACGTGCAGGTAATACCCGCGCGGCTTGGGGCGGTAGCCATCGTCGCCCTTGTCGTAGCTGATAGACAAGCGCAGATAACTGGTGCCTACACGCTGGTCGTCGTTGTAAATCAGTACAGGGCTTTCCGGCAATCCGTCAGAGTCGGTGAAGGCTGCAACCAGACGGCGGGCGTCTTCGAGGGTTTGGGTTTGCATGATTTTTCTCCATTCCGCATTAGCGGATGTTTGGCTTTGTCAGGTCGCCCGCAACGGGGGGCGGATGCGGGCGGGTTGGTTTTACATATGTTCGTAGTTTGGGTTCATGGCAGCGCGGGCGGAATCAATCCAGCTACATGGCTCCGGGTCTTCCCATATTTGCAGGCAAATCCGCTTTCCCTGCAAATCCCATTGTTCACGGTAACGGGCTATGGCATCGCGCTTGCTGGTGCCGTAGATATTCCCCACAAAGGCAAGCCCGTTGTGCGTAATGCCATAGCGTTTAAGCGGCCGATTGGTTCTCATTCTTCGTCCTCCTCGTGTTCTTTGGCAAGCGCGGCGTCGATTAGCGCGTCTAATTGTCTGCACAGGTCGGCGAGGTCGCCTTTACAGGCGTCATCGCAGTAAAGTGTGTCCACTGCCAAAGCGCGCAGCCCTTCTAACAAGTCCGCTTGCCCATCGTAGCAGGCGTAACGTCGCTGGTGCCATATCCAATCCCCGTGGTCGCCATGCCATACGGCGATGGTTAATTGCGCGGTATGGCAATCTAATTCAGGTGCATAGGCGAGGATTGTAGGGGTTTTGGCTATTACTTCACACATGGCTTGTTTCCTTTAGTTTTGTTTGTTTGTGGGGTGGACGAATTACCATACCGGGTTTATGCCTTCGGCAGGTGCAGGCGGGAAGGGCTTGGGTTGTCGTTTTAGCCGGGTATTGCGCGCCGGATGCCGGTTGCGG